AAAACAAACTCTCCAATATTTTCAGTTTTTGTAGAAATATTTGTCAACTCAGTTGTATTATCAATTGTTGAAAAAATGCGGAATCCTTTCCCCGTATCACCAGTTGCTCCGGTTGCTCCAGTTGCGCCTGTATCACCTGTTGCTCCAGTTGCGCCTGTATCACCTGTTGCTCCAGTTGCGCCTGTATCACCAGTTGATCCGGTTGCGCCTGTTGCGCCATCAGTTCCCTTTTCACCGGTTGCGCCCGTATCACCAGTTGCTCCAGTTGCTCCAGTTGCGCCCGTATCACCAGTTGATCCGGTTGCGCCTGTTGCGCCATCACTTCCTTTTTCACCGGTTGCGCCATCACTTCCTTTTTCACCGGTTGCACCTGTTGCACCATCGCTTCCTTTTTCACCGGTTGCACCCGTTGCACCATCGCTTCCTTTTTCTCCAGTAGCACCTGTTGCGCCATCGCTTCCTTTTTCTCCAGTTGCACCCGTTGCACCATCACTTCCTTTTTCACCGGTTGCACCCGTTGCGCCATCAGTTCCCTTTTCACCTGTTGCACCGGTTGCGCCATCAGTTCCCTTTTCACCTGTTGCACCCGTTGCGCCATCAGTTCCCTTTTCACCGGTAGCACCATCACTTCCCTTTTCACCGGTTGCACCAGTTGCGCCATCACTTCCTTTTTCACCGGTTGCACCCATTGCGCCATCAGTTCCCTTTTCACCGGTAGCACCCGTTGCGCCATCACTTCCCTTTTCACCGGTAGCACCCGTTGCACCATCACTTCCCTTTTCACCGGTAGCACCCGTTGCACCATCGCTTCCTTTTTCACCGACTGGTCCAATCAATTTTGCATCATCTGTAATGTCTCCGACACGTTTATAACTTGATCCGTTGTCTCCATTATTCTCACCAGTATAGAGGAACAATTCACCACCTTTTATCAAAACAAACTCTCCAATATTTTCAGTTTTTGTAGAAATATTTGTCAACTCATTTATATTATCAATTGTTGAAAAAATGCGGAATCCTTTCCCCATTACACCGTCACTTCCCTTTTCACCGGTTGCACCCGTTGCGCCGTCACTTCCCTTTTCACCGGTTGCACCCGTTGCGCCGTCACTTCCCTTTTCACCGGTTGCACCCGTTGCGCCGTCACTTCCCTTTTCACCGGTTGCACCCGTTGCGCCATCAGTTCCTTTTTCACCCGTTGCACCCGTTGCGCCGTCACTTCCCTTTTCACCGGTTGCACCATCACTTCCCTTTTCACCGGTTGCACCCGTTGCGCCATCAGTTCCCTTTTCTCCAGTTGCACCCGTTGCGCCATCGCTTCCTTTTTCACCAGTAGCACCAGCAGCACCAGCGGCACCAGTAGCACCAGCAGCACCAGCAGCACCAGCAGCACCAGCAGCACCAGCAGCACCAGCAGCACCAGCAGCACCAGCAGCACCAGTAGCACCAGCAGCACCAGCAGCACCAGTAGCACCAGTAGCACCAGCAGGACCAGTGGGACCAGGAGAGTTATTAAATTCTTGGCGAATAAATAATACACGTTTATTTTTTTTATTATTTTGATACGAAACAAACATTAATTTTACATTTATACTACTATTTAAAAGGACATCTTGGGTGACAATAATTTTACTTTTTGATGGTATTTTTTTAACATTCTGTATAATACTTTTTAAACTAAAATCGCGTTGAAACGCACAAACTTGTTTTATGTTCGGAGCATATTTTCCTGAAATAATTTTATTAAGTGTATTTGAATTATTATTTTGAATATCAATTTTTAAACCATACTCCAAATGTTCATCATACAAAATTTTAGATTCACCTAAAGCTTTATCTTTAAAATCACAAAGAGACATATTGATAATACTAAAATTCGAATCATTATCGTGAAATTTGTATTTAGAATTTGATGGAGCAAATGAAACACAAGATTTTAGATCATGTATTAGTTCTTTTATGTCACAGATATCTAATACACCATCATTAACATTTAATTTATTTGATAGAAATGTATGTGTATAGTTAAATTTAGTGTTTGTATTAATATTTTTTGAATCCATGAACTTTACTATTTATAATATTATCTTATATTATATTTATTCAAAAAAAAATAATTTTAATATATTTATATATTCAGGTTAAAATGGATTGGTTTAAAAATATATTTAATAAAAAACCACAAGAAGTTGAGGTTGAAACAAACGAAATCAAAGAAATTGAAGAAATGAAATAAATAGATATAAATTATTTATAAAATACAAGTTAAAGTTTATTTATAAATAATGAATAAGTTGTTAAAAAATGGAACTTGATGCTACTATAAATAATAATAAAATAAACAATTCGACGCCGTGGGTTGAGAAATATCGACCGTCAAATTTCGACGACATTGTATTGGATGATGTAAATAAAAAAATAATCGAATCTGTTATCGAAAATAATTATTTTCCAAATTTATTATTTTATGGACCGCCGGGAACCGGTAAAACGACAACGATTATCAACATGATAAATGCGTATCAAGAAAAATACAATCAAAAAAATAAGGGACTAATGATACATTTAAATGCATCGGACGAACGAGGTATCGACATTATACGAAATCAAATTAGTGGGTTTGTAACATCAAAATCAATGTTCGGGAATGGTATGAAATTTGTTATACTCGATGAAGTTGACTACATGACAAAAAATGCACAAATAGCATTGCGATATTTATTAAATAATTTCAATAATGCGATTGATGTTCGTTTTTGTTTAATATGCAACTATATTAGTAGAATTGATGAAGCGCTGCAAACCGAGTTTGTAAGAATGCGATTCAACATGCTGCCCGAATCCAAAATTATATCATTTCTACAAAAAATTAACGTGTCTGAAAAATTAAATGCGAGTTTGAACATTTTAACATCGATACAGCGCCATTTTAATTCAGATATTCGAAGTATGATAAATTATATGCAGTCGAATCAGCACGTGCTTCATGAATGCAAGGTTATAACGAATGAAGTGTGGAAAAATGTGGTCACAATGTTTAAAACAAAAACTAAACCTGCTCTAATTATTTATGAGTTGAATGAAATAAGTTTAAACTACAATATTGAACGTAAAAATATAATAAAAAGTTTTTTGAATTATGTTATACAAAATTATCCAGAGAACATAAATACCAACTTTTTAGATTTTGTTGAATATATAACCCACATTCAAGAATGTAAAACAGAGCACTTTCTTCAATATTTTGTTCTGAGAATGGTAACATTAATGTAAATTATTATGTATATTCATATTCAAAATCGGGATCTCCTGTTATTGTGCGTAGCACGTGTCTTGTATATGCCCGCGTAACTGCGTCGGCTTTGTAATACTTATAAAAACAATCTTGCAACTTGTATTCAAAGTCGGGTTTTAACAGTATTCTATCCTGAATGTTGTTAAACTTGGATTGAATGCACTGGTACTCGCATTCTGGCATTATATTTCCAACAAACGTCGCTTTGCATCTCGGATGAGAGTGCTTATGTTGACCAACATATTCAATCAAATATTTTTCTCCGACTTGCAAATCAAGAGGGCTGACAACAGTGAGCGGTTTCATGGCTGCTAACAGAACAGACAGATTAATAGATTGCGTTTGTGGAATGTGATAAAACATGTTATAAAATATAAAATCAATTTTAGATTTTTAATTCAATTCATTAAAAAAAATAATAAAGATTAGAATTTATATGATTCATATTTTAATTCTTGTTATTATTGTTATTATTAAATATGAATATACCGCAATTATCGGCCGTGTCAACCTTTTCAACCAATGAAAATAAAGCACTACTATGGAGCGTTTTGCAAGGTGGCGGAAAATTTGTTGGAATACCCGAATCTCTGCGACACAATATTCAAGAAATGTTTGAGTCGACGATTCGTGAAATCGGCGAACACTATCGAAGATTAAATCAACCTGTAAACTTGAATGCAGTAAATAAGGAAGCGGTTGTCATTATTTGTAAAAAAATAGACACAGTCAAAGAACAACGACAAGAACAACGACAACCACAAGTTCCGCAACTGGAAACGGTATATACGGCGCAAGATTTACAAAAGGAGCGCCAGAATGCATTTCAAAATGAGTTTAAAAAAAAGGAGGAAGAAATGTCTTCTATTTTACGGCTGAAGAAACCGGAAGAAATTAAATTTACGGATGATGTGTATGATAAACCGATTGGAAATGATATGGAACGCTTACTTGCAGAGGCGCTGGCGTCGAGAGAGAAAGAGTTGGAACAAATAAAGAATGTTGCATTTCCACCGCCGTCGTCGTCATCTTTATCTGATTCATATAAACCGTCAACAGCAACATCAACAGCAACATCAACAGCAACAGTAAGAGGAGGAGAAAATGCGGGTATTGAAAAACGTGTTAGTTTTGGACGTGAACTACATGTTATTGAAAATCGGCAGCAGCAGAATGAAAGTTATTATGAGAATGAGAGTGAGCACAACAACGGAACCAACGATGATGGTGATATAAGTTTTATTTTTAATAAACTGAAAAAAATCAAAACACACACAAATGGACAGCATGAAAATGAAGATGACAAAGGGAATTATGTGAATGAAAATAATATTAACAGTCATGCCACTATTATAAAAATGTCACAAGATATTGAATATATAAAAACCGCGCTGGCCGAACTGCTAGAAAAGGTAAATAAATTATGAATATATGAATCATGTTTGTTCACAAACAACAACATCTTTACTTTCGCCTTCGCCGCCGCCGCTGCTGGTAGTAGGCGATTTTAACGACGGTTTCGTTTTTAATGGTTTTCTGTTCACTTTGCTTTTTGGAGCAAGCGAGCTCAATGTTGACGGTCTCTTTTCGCATCGTTTCAATGTAAATTTTTTTGTTAGCGTTGGTGTATATAGCAAACAAGGAATAGATGTAATGGTCCCATTTATTTTATCGTATAAAACGTCTTTTGTTTTTATTAATTTTTTTTGCTCGAGGCAATAAAGTAAAAAATCATGAAGAAATAATTTGTCCTTGTCATTCAAATTGTTCTCGCTGGAATAATGTTCAACAAATGTGTTTATTTTAATAATTTTCATTGACTTGTCCAACTTTGCCCACTGTTCTTCCTTGTTCTGTGTTCTTTCTTTCTCAAGAAACGAATCTATATCGAGATTTGAGTTGCATTTTGTCAACTGTTTTGTATTTGTTTTTTTTAGCAACATGGATTTATATTTCATGTTTCTAAGTTCGACGCATTCTTCTTTCGACGAATTATTTATAGCATTGGCATTGTCATTTATAGCATTGGCATTGTCATTTATAGCATTGGCATTGTCATTTATAGCATTGGCATTGTCATTTATAGCATTGGCATTGTCATTTTCATTTTCATTATTGCTGCATTCGTTCATTGTTGGATTCGGATTCGTTGAAACAGATTCAGAAGCCATTCTATTTTATTTTAATTGTGTGAAAATGGTTGATGGAAATCTTTTTCGGTAACTTATATATATATATGAAATAGAGTTTAAATCTATTTCATAAATAATAATTTGTTCATAATTCAAGATTTATGTTATAATGAAAAATATATAATAAATGAATATTATACAATTTAAAAATAATAGAAATATATTGAATTAATAAAAATGGAAATAGATTCCAATCAAAATAGTGTTTCTATTGAAACTCGTAATGCCGATAATAATATTACAAAATATAAAATGTATATTTCAGAAGGGGTTGGCTGGATTGGAAGCATTTTAGTTTTGATACCATATGTAGTTCCTTTTTCCAAGACAAACGATTTTATTTTAAACACATTGGGCGCGTCTGGATTATTTGTCGTGTGTGTTACATCAAAACAATATCAATCTATTGTTATCAATGCTGCGTGGATTGTAGGTGGTATTTATAAATACTTATCATAATGTGTATTTTTTGTTAAATTAATATTGATTTTAATCGAATTAAAACATTCGCATGGGAGATGACGCTGATGACGGGTGCAAACTGCCAACACACATGGAATATGACAAGCGCGAAACAAAATATGCTAAAAAGTATGTAAAACAACTCATGAATAAGTTGAGAAGTAATCCAAAGCTAAATTTCTTGGTAATCAAACTGTAGAGAGAAAATACAGTTACAAAAACAAATAAAACATAAAAAAAGATGGAAAATGCGTAATAATAAAAACAGTATTCACGAGTCAAAGGGCCAAAAAGCATATCCATCATATTCATTTTATATAAACTATTTATATGTATAGTATATATAATAATTTATAAAATATTAAAAAATATTAAAAAATAGTATTAAACATTTATAAACTTGTCTAAACTTGTATAAATTGTCTAATTTTTCTAAAATAAAAATGATAAAAAATATAAACGTGGGTGGCATTCATGGTAAAAAGTTGGGAATAATGTTAAAAAAAGAGTGTATCGAAAACGATACACGATATACAGGATCTGACTCTAAAAATGTTTCCACGAAATCGGAGGATTTAAAGCGATCATCTTGTGAAAAATGGGATTTACCGGAGCATTGTTTCGCACACGCTTATCAATTTCGCGAAATATCCAAATTGTATTTGGACATGGAAGATGGCAGAGTCGAATATCGATGTCTTATTATAAAAGAGCTGTCAAATAAAATGGCGGGATATAAGCGACAAGATATTGATAAAAAAATATTTCAAAAAGATTTATTTGTATCTCTCGAAAACATCATTGACAAACTATTGTGTTCCAAGCTGAAATGTTTTTACTGTAAGCGTGATTGCGAGCTGTTATATAAAAACATGTATTCGAAACAGCAATGGACGCTAGATCGCATTGACAACGCTCTCGGACACAACGCGGACAACGTTGTTGTGAGCTGTTTGGAGTGCAATTTGAAACGGGGAACCATGGACAGTGACCGGTTTAAATACGGAAAACAAATTGGATTAACATTACGAAAAGCAAATTACGAAAACTAAATTAAATCGAAATGATTTAATATTTAATTTTTAATAATTCTGTAAAAAATGATATAAACCAAAAACACGTAATTATATCATTAACGCAAATTTCATACATAATACATTTACTACGAGATATAACGTAAAAATAATAGGATGACAAACATACATGATGTTGTTGGTGGTTCCGGATATACGACACAAAATGCACTGTTATTGACAAATTTACTAAAATTTTATGAACAAAATGATAATTTAAACATCATGTTGCAAATTATTAACGGTCATTCTAAAATATCGCTTCGAATTATCGACTGGTTCGCAACCAATTATGGAAAAAAATATTTCACTGTATATACAATCAACAATGAATATTCAAAGGGTTCAAGGCGGTTTAAAGTGTATGTGGACTATAAATTGAAACTGAAAGCTTATTCAAAAAAACGGTTCGACCCGTTTTGTAGGTGGGATCGAATTACCATTCCGTATAAGAATGGCACATTCATTCAGACGACGATTGGACAACTCAATTTTTTTAAATGGGCGATTGAAAACGATATTGTGCAATACATTGAGCAGCACTATGGCACCATTGAAGATGACATGAATGCGAGAAACAGCACGTCGAAACGTTCGTCATCATCATCCAACTCTTCAACCGCTTCATCGCTTTCATCGACGTCATCCTGTGGCGAAGATTTGGAGAGTATTGCGAACGAGGTGAAGAATGAAATCAAAAGCGAAAAAAATAAAACTCGAAAGAAGCGCGAAGAATTGTCGGTTTCAGCGATTAAAAGTATCAAAACAGAAAATGTGGAAGTGGTGGTTAGTTTTGAATAAGGGGATTAAATTGTCTTAAAACACTTGCAAATACAGCAGAAACAGGTATGACAAGTATGCCATGACAATCACGATGAGCCATATTGGTATCACGGTTTTATTTTTATAGCCGATTCCGAACTGGCGAACGGTTCCGTCTTTATTAAATATAAAACTTGGTTTCACGTATGCCATAATTCCAAATAAAATAATAAACAACAGTATAGAAAGTGAAGTGATATTTTGTTTGATAAATAGTCGATTCATATTTATTTATTTTTTAGTATATATAAGTTTATATTTAAGTATATGAATATCGCTAAACCTGATTGTTATTATATCAAAATAAAAAAATATATGAAATTATACATTAACTATAATTAAATTGTAATGAAAGTTGTCTCATTACAATTTAATATTTAATTCTTATTTTTATTTTTTAATTGAATATCGGCGACGAATTTTTGATTTCTTTGATCTATTTTTTCTTCTTGAATATTTATTTTTGTTTTTTCTTTTACCCCCATCACTTTTGGGTGGTTGTTGTTGTTCAGAAGAATAAGATTCAGCTTGAGGAGCAGGAGAAGCAGGAGCAGGAGAAGCAGGAGCAAATAAAGCACGTCTAGCTAATAAAGCACGTATGTCTTCTGCATTAAGTTGTTGTTCAAGTTCACCTAATTTTTTCGTTCTTTTGTCAACAACGTTTGCCGGTGTTGATTGTGGTAAACCATTCTTTGCTCTGCATTCAGGACATGTTTTCCCTTGCTTAAACCATTCTTCAATGCATTTTTTATGAAATTTATGTCCACATGGTAGATATGTTTCTACAACTTCTTCAGGCCCGGATGTTATTGCCGGTTGTATTGGGCCAGTCATTGATTCGAAACATATAGCACATTTTCCTTTTAGAGTTTTATCCCTTAATTCAGTATGAAGTTGACCTAATAATTCTTTACGTTTTATTTTTTCTTGCAATTCTTTTTGAAATTTTTCCTTGAAACCGCTATAATCATCAGAATTACAGCTATAAACACCTAGACCGTCAGAGCTACATACTGCAAAAAACTGTTGATTAAATCCGACCGACTTAACATCTTGTAAAGCTAATGATTCAAGCGGTTCGCGTTGATCAATATCCCACAGCTTAGCGGCACTGCGCGATCCGCTTGCTAGTAAAGGTAAAGATGGATGAACGGCAACGCATTCTATCGCTTCTCTAGTATTCCATTCACGCATGCTTTTTAATTCTGTTACTTTTGTTGTCGCAGCCGACCCATTGCTAGTTTCTGTGGTTGCCTGTGTCATCATCAAAGAACCGTCATCACACCCAATAATAAATTGATGTTGGCGTTCTCTTACTCTACCTACACTAGAATACTGAAAAGATGATTTATAAGACCTAAGAGATGTTATAGCACGCTGTTCTATTATATAATGACGAAATTCACTATACTCAAACCGATCTTCAGCACCCTTAAAATTTTGTACTTTTAAAACCGTTCTGCCATCTGATGATTTTGTTACAAATGCAAATAACGCTCCGTCATGACTAAACGACACCAATGACACATGAGGACTCGTCTGTATCGATTCACTTCGTAAAATTGGAGAAAAACTATACAATTTTTCGACAGGAGAGGGATCGATTTCAAAACGATACATAATAATTCGATTTTCAGTTCTTTTTATTTTATTATTTACACCGACTGCGATATATGACGTATTTGGTTTTGGATATTCTACACTTCCTGGATGAAAGGCAATGCATGAAACTTCGTCGCGCGCATCAGTAAGAATTAAATCGAGTTCTTTTTTTAATGCCTTTAGTTTTTGTTCTGTATTAAATATATTAATACTTTTATAAAGTGTCTCTAACTCCTCGTATTTTATAATCATCGATTTTTTTTGGACTTCTAGTCCTTGTAACTGTTCTCTTAGTGGTTCAAGCTGCTTTGTCAGTTCGGCCACCAATGTATCATTTTTGCTTATTGCTAACATTTTTTCTAAGTGATCTGTCCCCCGTCTAAATCCAGGACGTCCATTAGTTCCTTTATCCTCATAAATATCCATCATTTCCTTATCAATATTTCTTAGATTTGTTTTTATAGTCAATATGTCAGTTGCTATTGCCTTTTTTTTTCCATTAGCTTCTTCAAGATTTTGTTCAATTACACGCAATTCTTGTTCAACGTCTTCTTTACTTCTCAAACCCAAAACAATAACAGTATGTGACGGTTCAAGTTGTTGAACAACATCTTGTTGTTGCTGTCGCTCTTCTTGTTCTTGTTCTTCTTTTCTATTTATTTGATCAAATCTCCACATCAATACTCTGTCAGAACATGCTCCTGCTACTACGGGAAGAGTCGGATGGAATTCTACACATTTGACGGCACTTGGTAAACCGAGTAACTGTGCCAACTTTTTTGGTTGTCCTTTACCCAAGGGATTTATTTCAAATAATGTTACAGTTCCCGCATCATCTCCAACTGCTACCAATGGTTGAGTTGGATGAACGGCCATGCAAGTATTTGTCCGTCCTTCAATCGCATTTACTTCTGCAATGGCGTCCATAAACCCTCCTCCGCGTTGAACAATGCTAGCAGTATATTTTTTCGAAAAATGATGTCGTTGTCGTTGTTTTTTTAAAGACCGTTTTTTATATTTCATTCTTATTTATATCTACCTATTTACCTAAATATAATACTCAACTATAATAACACAATAAAATAAAAATCATCAGGAAACAATAAAAATCAATAAAAAATAATCAAATTGATTTTTAAATGGTTAATATAATTGTTAATAGCGTCTATTGTTTCCTTGTTTCTTAACGAAAGAATGAATCTGTTTATTTTATCCCTGATTCCGCGCGAAGTTGCCGAAGCCATGATGGACAAACATATTGTAAAAATCATTTTGGAGGCGGTTCAAATGCTGTGTTCTGCTCGTCGCATTCTTCTTCCCGATGACGAGGAAGGCAATGCTCCACTTTACAAAATTGCACACAAAAATCATCCCGTCACAATTTGGTGCAGAGAATCTCAGGCGAACTTCACCTGGACGCTCGATCTCATTGATGAAATGCACAAGGAATGGCAGTTCCGCTATAGCCACCCTGAAACCAAAATCCATAAATCATACACGGTCGCACAGTATTTACGAGAGCATATTCCAGATGCATCACTTTTCCCCCAGCAGCGTCTCACTCCGTTTGCGCAAGCCATGCCTAATCAATACAAGCACGAAGATGCGATCCAAGCTTACCGAAATTACTACATGTCGGAAGAAAAACAGAAAATCGCCACGTGGAACAAAAAACGAGCTGCTCCCGCTTGGTATATTAAAATGTAAAATAAAATAAATCGTTGTAACAAATTATTTTACATTTTTTTATTTTTACTACTTTTTATACACAAAACTGTTTGTTTACCTGCGACTACGGCGGGATGCGCGACCACGACGGGATGCGCGACTACGACGAGATGCGCGACCACGACGGGATGCGCGACTACGACGAGATGCGCGACCACGACGGGATGCGCGACTACGACGGGATGCGCGACTACGACGGGATGAGTGAGTGTAAGTGTTTGCCGTTAATAATCTGTCTACTGTATTGCTAGGATCTATTCTTTTTTCTATCCGAGCATACTTCTCCGCCCAATCTGAGCCACTATCTTCTCTAAATTTAGATTTTAACTCTTTTAATGTATATAGATCTTCTCGCATTGCATCAACGTGTTTTTTTCTTTCTTTTTGTTTTTCTGTTTTTCTTGTTGTATACTTATCTGAGTTTTTGCGGAATTCTGGCGTGCTCATCTTCTCGACTTCGTCATCATCCTTCTCTATCTCTTCATTTATCTCGTCAATCCTTGCCGTTTTATCTAAGATTTCGTTAAATAATTTCTCAATTTTCTCTTCCGAAACGGGTGATTTTGTGCGGCTAGGGCTACGTGTCAAGCTCATTGTGAACTTATTAAATCTAAATCTACGAAATGCCTAAATATAAAATATACTATAATATATATATATATATATAAATAATTAATTATTTATTATAAATAATTATACAATATACTTCTAAATATTGTATAATTATGGTGTAATCTCTCCATTCTCTCAAGATTCAAATTCTGAAACTTATTCTGTGTCTACATAACTATCCGGATACATGTCGGCAGAATTCGCGTACTCTTCGTGGGCGTCGTCTTCCTGCATTTCATTTTCTTCATCCGGGTCATAGTCCGGCGCATCTCCTTCGTCCGCAACCGCGTATTCGCGCGCCAGCGCCTCCGGGTCCGATTCTCCGGACAACATTGTGCTGAGTATTCCGCGCTCCTTTTTACGATTATTGATTCTCTCGATGCGCGTTAATTCTTCCGTTTCGAAATCCGGGTTATAAATTCGCAAGCCGGTATTTTTACCGATGGACTGCGAACCCATTTTGTATTTCTTATGATTCAAGTAAATTTGTTTCTGGTCTTCCGACATTTGATCCACATTTTGAACAATGTCGTCTCTCTCGTCGTCGAGAGAACGCAAATAAGTTTCGCGAATGGTGTCAATATTCCGGTTCATTATTTTTTTATCATCAAGAATGAGATCGAAATACGTGGTTAAAATTCGCGATACTTCTTTTTGAACATCAATCGGGTTCTTTTGTTTTAGTCCTTGCTGTCCTTGTTGCCCTTGCCCTTGTCCTCTTTCCGCCTTTTTCTCTCGAAATTGTTTGACAGCATTAGAAAAATGCAAGTAAGCGTGGACGGACACCAAGAAATAATATTCGTATAGAAGCACTGTAATGTGTTTATTGGTTCCGTCGTAAATTGGCGTATTCTCCACAAGATCGTTCAATAAAAGCGCAGTCGATTGTACGTTCTTCAAAATATTACTAACCGGTTTCTTGTTTGCAATTTTATAAAAATTTCCAAGTGTTTTTGTAACGCGCTCATTAGAGAATGCGATAATAGACGATGCGTCGCTGGCAGAAAGCTGTCCAGTAATATAGGGCGGCAACGACTCAATTTCAGACACTTGATTCAGCAGCATGTTTGGATACACTTGTGTTATATTTTTGATTGCATTTTTCACAAATTCGACCGATACTTCAAGCGTATTGTTTTCACCATTTAGTAACGTGTTTTCTATTTTATGAAACATCATAATGCCGCCTTTTGTAACCACGCCTTGTGTAATATCGGACGGTGTTCTGAACACGGCATTCATTATGCCTTTGTTTTTCATATTTAAAAATGCTGTAATTTGTTCCGTCAAAAGTTTGCTATTTTGTTCGACGTGTCGTTGTAAGTTCCTGGATCGTTCGACGGTTTGGTTCTCATTAAATGCTTTGAGTGCAACGAGCACATCCTTGTCCTTGTCCTTGTCTTTAGAAAAGAGCGCATTTAAAGATGCAGTAATTGTTGCAGACACAGATGGCGACAGCGTTTTCACTAAAATGCGGTTCAAATTTTCGCTATAAGTTCCAACGCGGGCTTCATACATGGGTTTCATTGTACTACGGTTGATCAACTGAAGCAAATGTTGTAAATCTTTAATCGTGTAATCCAGATTGAATTCATTTTTGATTTGAGTAATTAATTTTAATTTATCATCATGCGTCATGCCTTTTGCAGATTTCAAAATGTTGAATATATCCCGATTCTCTCCAACAGTGTTTCTGAATTTGCAAATTTTATGAATTTCGTCAGACAGCGCGTTTGGCATTGCTCCTTCTTCTGCTTCTTCTCCTTGCTCTTCTTCTGCGCCTTCTTCTTCAGCCACCGTTTTTGCTTTTGCCTTTTCTTGTGCTTTAATCGAGGCCGATTTCTTTTTTTTTGCGGATTCTGCGGATGCAGCGCTGGCAGTAGCACCTTTTAGTCCTTTATGTTTACCATAGTTGCAATACGTCATAAACGCGTTATAAATGGTGTATTCGTCGAAATTGGAAGGCAGTTCGGGAATTACATTTCGCGTATCTTTAGGATCAAGCATGGTTGCCGCCTCGCTTAAACTGTAAACGTCGTGTAAAATATCGGCATTACAATCGACCATGTCGCAGTAATTTTTAATATTGGGCTCGCGCTGTATCATGTATTGTAATACGGTTTTTTCATTGTCGTCGCCTTTTTCGTTACAGCAAGCATTTTGGATATAGTTTCTCGACAACAGCTTTGTCTTGTCTCCCGTTTGTGCCGTAATCACATCTTGAATGAGTTTTTGAACCAGTAGAGAGAAATGAATGATTTTCGACTGAATCACGAGTATATTTTCCGTTTGCAAACTGTTTCCGTTTTTAAGGTTTCGTTTCAAGTCATCACAATACGTTTTTGTCACGGGCAACGGCGTTGAAGTTAATACGAGGGACGGATTTACAAGAAGCGGGCGAAACAGGAAGAGCGCATCGTTGATTCTGTATTTTGCGTTTACTTTCAAAATTTCGCGCTGTTTCTTAAGCACATCGTGTTCGCGTTTGGCTTCAAATTGAGCTTGGATATTCGGTAAATTGACTATTTTTGTCTTGATTAAATTAAATAGTGTATCTCTCATTTTATCCTGGTTTATTTTTTTCACAGAGTTCCAAGGGGCGTATTCGCTCTTCACTTTCTGGGTGATGCACGCCATATAAATAACGAATGCCAGGTTGGTTTCGTCTGCGGAATACGGGTATCCTTCAAATGATTTCACGCAATTAGGGAATGTGGATTTGGTTTTGATTTGCGGGACGGATGATTGCACAACGACAATAACGAGCGCCATGCAATAAAAAATGAGGTATTGGTTGTACGTTTTTTCATACGTTTCATAGTCGACGCCGGCTTTCTTTTCGAATTCGTATTGTTCCTTTGTCTTTTTCGCGGGAATAAGCATTTGAATTGTCTCAATAATAAACCGCTTTTGCTTTTGTTTGAAGACAATGGAAAGTGATTTTTCGTAGTGGGTGATGATTCCCAGCATGGTTTCATATTCTTCTCTCGCCGTTTCAAACTCGTATTGCGCATCTTCTTGTTCTTGCCGATATTGTTCTTCTTGCGCTTCTTGTTCTTCTTGCTGTTCTTGTCGCTCTTCCGCTTCTTCATCTTCGTCTTCTTTCAAAATTGCAGCAGCTGTTCCGGTTTGTTGAATGCCCTCATTTTGAATATTGATTTCAATAATGTCGCCCGCATTTACGGAAGTGGTATCAGAAGCCATCTGTTGTTCATCGCGCATCAACTCATTGCTGCCTTCTTCTTCAGCAGCCATCCATTCCGATTCGGATACGAATGCCGTTCTCGAAATCGCGTAGCCGCTGAATTTATCGACGATTCGATCGCCTTCGCGTTTACCGTTGGATTTCTCAATGCGCGAGAGAGTGGAAATATAGTTTGAGGATTTTGGTTCGGCGGGATTATAATTTTGAGCAAGTTCATAAAAGAATGTTGGCAGTAAACGCACGCCGGTTATTTTGCAGTAAAACCAATGAACGTCGTCGCCGGGCGCGGCATTTCTTACAAAAAGTTCACTGTTTACCAAATCTAAAATGCATTGATATTTGATCGCGACATCTTCCAATCCGATGATGCAACTTACGGTGTCCTGATACGGAGACGTGACGATGGTTTCAACTCGTTTCTTATTTTCTTGAGCAAGGTCGTATTTTAGTTTATTATATTTTAGAATGTCATACACTTTGAGTTTATCGAGCAGTTTTATATTTTTCAAATCGAATAAAAATATTTCGTCGATGTTTTTCCGTTTTGATTCGCTTTGTTGGTCAAATTCATTTACAATTCTTGTGGTTAAATCTTGTAAAATCGATGACTCTGCGACCGACTTGTCAAGACACTTTTGGTTGATTGAAAAACACAGCGGGTTAGGTTTAGTTTCGGAAGGAATGTTGCAAAAATAGGACGGATCGTCGAGTTGCACGTTTTGAAGTTCGGGGTCATCGTCTTTGATCCATTTGTTGTTGCGCCTGACAAAGTATTGGTAGTCGCCGGCTTCGTCGCCTTCATCGCCTTCGCCTTCGTCGCTTTTTAACGCCGCATAGTCCCCATTTTTCACAACTCGTTTTCCGGATGAATCGTAGCGCGCGTCAAATAAAACGTCGCCTTCCCCGCTATTATCGAGTTCCAACGCGGCGGCAGAAGAATAAACTTTGCTCAATATGATTTCGCGCTTTTTGCACGTTTTTGCGTCGGACGATGACGTGTTTTTGGAGAAGTGGTCAGCGATGTCCTGCTGTTCCCTCCGTATAATACTGTCGATTTCGGAAGATGTCAAGTCCGAATTTTCTACAGCAAGCGCGTCCATAAACAAGCGCGCGCAGTCGGTCTCAAGAAGTATTTTTAATATTTCAGACGCGGAGAGAAATATGTCATCCTGGCGTTTCAACACGTTGAATTTATACAATTTGAATATTTCGTCAAAGGTTACGGTGGTGTCATCGGCAAGCACAATTTTGGTTTGAAGGGCGGTTTTTGTTGCCTTTTTAGCGGATTTAGAGTCGTGATCGCCAAACGCATTATAAAAGAGTTCCAACGATTCGAATGCCGTAATATCATTTTTATTGACGAGTTTTTTAAATTTGGATTTAGACACTTGAAGTTTTTTAAAGTAGTTGTCGATATTTTTATGAATAAATGTGCGCATCATGTCATACTCTTGCGCGTTGACGTTTTTCGAATAAATCAAAAATGGCTGAAGAGCGTAAATAACTTTATATAAAGATAAATAATGTTGAAGACGATTTTTTGGTTGTCTTGATGCCGTTTTTCCCGTTATTCCCGTTTTTCCCGTTTTTCCCGTTTTTCCCGTTTTATCTGCTTCCAAAATGCGAAATGCGTCTTCATTTGTCGGGATAAATGAACTTATAAATTCTTTTAGAGCGGCGGCGCCGCTTGCATTAGTTGCAGTAGTGGTAGTGGCAGCGTCGGGTGAAAACAGCATTGCGTCTTGAAATAGGGATGGAGAACCCTTGTATTCGCCAACGTACTGGAACTGGTCGCCACTTTTTTTTTCTATTCGGATAATTTCAGACGGAATGTCGTCCCTCATTAAAACATTTGAAATAACTGACTGCCATGTTTTTAGAAACACGGAATTTAGAGCCACTTGATCGGTTAAAAGAGTGTCGGGCAAAAGCAGTTGAGACAAATTCACGGCGGCGGGGGTTCCCAGTGTCATAAAGGAAGTAACAAAGGCCGGGTCGGCCGGCGTTGAATCAACGCGCTTTACGCTATTCGACTTTACGTCTTCAAATTCCAGTTTTGTTAAACCGGTATTATACATTCGATCCGTGTAGAAGGGAACCGCCGCGTCATCGCCATTTGATTTTGAACGCCGTGATACAATGGTGTCATTATTTGTGGATAAAGTGAGCATATTGGAACGAGTCGGTCGAGCTTGCATCACATAGTTGCGATCCGGATTTTGTTTAGGATTTTCAAAAGGAGTCAAATAAGAGTTGAGATCGTCCATAATATTGGGATTATATGGCGCATTTTTGTCTGGGTAGATTCCCTTTTCTTCCATAATTTGTTGTTTAAAGCTGTAAATTCCGTTTATCGTGTCTGCTTCTTGCGCGTCATCCCCGGTGACATATAATTTCTTGATATTTTCCACGATGGGTAAAACCCAATAGAGTTGTGCGTCAAGATTTTGAATGTGCGAAACAGCCGGTTTGTCCGCGTTGGTCAAGTGTGCGGGCATTTTTGGAACGCCATTTTTATCAAAGGCGGAATACTCTTTTCGCAGCTGGAAAAAACGTTCAATGTTTCGATGAATGCTGTTGAGTTCGGCCTCGGTTCGTTTGTGTTTTGGCACGGACGCAATTATATTTTCCAATAAATCATTATACTGTTTTATCTCCGAAACAATTTTTTGTGAAGACGGAACTTCGTACATGATGTTTGCAAAAATGTGGTTTCCTTCATCCAATGCGTCGGAAAGGTCGAGATCGATTCCGACATCTCCTTCTTCGCCTTCGCCTTGAATAGCAGCTTGTTCTTCTACGACATCGGATAATGCCGCGGACGGTGGCGGCTTGTATTCGGTTACCTTTATTCTTTTTATCCAAAAAGGCAAGCCCCTACATCCAAAATGGATGAAAATACTGTCTTTTAACAACTGTTCTTTGATTTCAGGAGACGATGACGATGACGACGATGACGATGAATCATCGAGTATAATTTTAACTTCAATCATGTCTTGATTCGAATCCACATCTATAATTTTACATGTGATGATAAATGGATTCTCTCCTTGTTCTCCTTGTTTTCTTTCTCCTTGCGTTGCTCCTTGCTTTTCTTGTTGTTCTTCCAATTGTTCACGAATTTGTTGTGGTGACAACGATAATTCGACGGAGAGAATCATATTTATTTTCAGATTGTGTTGTTCAACAAATTTGTGTGTTGGTTTTCGTTCCAGAACTTGTATTTCTAAAATGTCTTCATCTTCGATTTTGTCGGTAAATTCGCCGTCACGAATGCGGAGTTTTATGAGTTGCTGTGTTTTTTTATCATTCAAATGAACCGTGCTCAAGTCAATATACACGACTTCATATACATTATTTTGCAGCTTTGATTCAGAGACAGTTGCGTTTATTTTTATTTGGTCTCCCAGAAATAGTTTATTGTTCATTTCAAGGTCTCTGGTCTCGGGATCTGGATCGGATTGAATTCTCTCTTCTACTTCCATTTCCATTTCCATTTCAAAATGTCAATATATGTATTATGTATATTATATGAAATCAATAACTATAATATTATATTATAAATATGAATAAATATTATATATAGTAATCATTAGAGAAAATTCTTTAAATTTTAGAATATAATTATTATTTATTCATTTCTTATTATTAAATAGTTTATTGAATACATTTAAAGAAAAAATACTATTAAACATTAGATTATAGACAAGCAAGTTTAAGTTTTTAAAAAATGTCAACATCAACGGTCAATGGTAAACCATATTATTATTCATTTGATTTGAGTTGCGTGCCATCATTGTATGATTTTGTTCAAGGTGATAATGGTGCAAAGGACGCTGGGTGTAAATGCAATGATGCGTGTATAAAATGCAAAGTGGCAGAGGTAACAAATAACAAGAATAACTGGGTCGATTCCCCGTATGCTTTTTTTAATAGACAAACAAATGATTATAAACATTCCTACTTTTTGGTGAATTATGATAAGAAAGTATTGCAAAAACGTGTTGAATATGGATACGAGAAGTATGTTCGTTCTGTAGTTTTGAATTCGGATCGAAAAATTGTGTGTTTTTCGCCTCCGATGTGCGAACATGTGCCTAGATCCAAAGATGATTCTGGTATTAAAAATGTGTTGGAATTTTCAAATGTAAAGTTCGCAGAGGAATTCGTGGAAGGAACCATGGTGAATTTGTTTTATAATTGGTCAAACGATGTTCAAAGTTGGGAGTTTTCAACGAGGAATGTGATTTCTCCGGCAGAAAAGAGGGAGAATAGTTCAGGCGTGGTGGATAAAAAATGTTTTCGACGCATGTTTTTAGAGGCGTGTGCGGCGGTTGGATTGAAATTCGATGATTTGCCAAAGGAGTATTCGTATAGTTTTGTTCTACAGCATCCGGACAACACGATTGTTGCGCCGGTAAAGAGTATGGCCTTATATATTGTTGCGATGTATTACATTGATGGGACAACCGTGTATGAGATGGATCGTTCTGTTTTGAAGTGGTCGGATTTTTCGAGTGTTCGTCATCCGGCCAGATTTGGACTTCTGAATGGAGAAGAAGATTTTCATAAGGTTATCAATGTGTGGGCGTCGAACAATTCGCTGTATTATTATCCGGGCGTCATGTTTCGAACGCACGAGGGTGCGCGTTATAAATACCGCAATCCGAACTACGAGTTTATAAAAAACGCAAAGGGGGGGGTGGAGAAAAGTCGATTTGTTTATTTGCATTTGAAAAAACTTAAAAAAATGCAGAGTCATTTTGACAGGTTTCCGGAAAACGAGCTTGAGTTTTTCCGACACTCAACAAATTTCTACAATTATATGCATAATTTGCACAAGAATTATATGGAGTGTTATGTGAACAAGAAGAAGCCGCTCAAAGAATATGCAATCGAATACAAAAAAAACATGTTTCAATTACACGAACATTACAAGATGGTATTAAAGGCAAGCGGTAAACGTGTAAACATGGAGGTAGTCATTGAGTTTATGAATGAACAAAGTTTGTCGTCGCAACTATTTATTCTTAAAAAATTCGAAGACAGTGTCAATGTGATTGATATCAAAGTCGATGATAGTGTTGAAAATGGAATTTTGCAAGAAAATGAGGAGTACGATAAAAACAAAGAGTGTCCTGGCGCGCCACGCAAATGTAAATTATGAGGATTACATGAATATAAAACATAAAAATAAAATATAAAAATAAAATATAAAATATAAAAATAAAATATTCATACAAGATAAAGTAAAATAAACACGTATGAATATTTTAAAAACAAATTGTAATTTAGTGGTAATAGGATTTATTTTATTTTTTATATTCATCATTGTTTTTTCGATTTTGTCGAGTGATATTGAAACCATGTCGTTGTCTGAAACTGCGAATGCAGATAGTGCGAAAACCGACATGTTGGCCGCAAAAGTTGGCACACTGACGCCGATGGTGGATAATATGTCAACTGATGTCGGTAATAATACCACGGGAATTAAGACGAATATGGATACGATAACAGCTGTATTGAAACAAAAGGTGAATGATGTGAATAAAAAAGTTGGAAAAGATATTACAGATAAGAGCAATGCGCCTGCTCCGATTACCGGAACATCGTGATTTCAACTTATAATACAAGTCGGCGAACAACAAGAGGAGAATTGAATCTGGATCTCTTTTTCAATTTAGTTTCGTGACTTGGATGGTGGAAGAAGGATGGCGGGGCAGATGAAATGGTTATTTTTTCAATTCTAAAATTGTTTTGATTTCGTTGTTGTGTTTGGATTGCTGCATTTGTTCTATTTTGTTTTTCTATTGAGGTTAAATTGAGTTCACTTTTGGTCTTCAAACGCAAACTTCTTCTTAAAGCTGCTACTGGTGGATAAGGAGTTTGCGGAGTGACAACATTTATATTATGCATGGGCGTTGTCATATGTGTAGTTGGTGTAATAGTAGGTCGTAATGAAACGGGCGACTCTTCCTCTTCATCCTCTTCATCCTCTGTATCATCATAATCGGAATTTTCATTTGCAATAAATCCAAAGATGTTACTACCATGTGATGATCCGAAGTGAGATTCAAATCTGCCCAACGTTTTTAAAAGGATTTTCACAATAAACGAACATACAAGCAAGACGTAGCCAACACCGACAATTATTTCCATAAAATTGGGATTCGTCTGTGGGGTTGAAGTTGAACTCGCGTTACTCGGATTTCTTGTTAACAATCTCTGTTTTGCCAATTCAAGCGCATCTCTTATAAACTGGAGTCTGGTATTTGATGATGACGACGACGACTGTTGCATGATTGATGACGAACGATGTGATGTGTTATAAAAGCTATTTATCAGCGTATATGTTTATCGTTTAAAAATTCAATTTTATATTTAAGGCAAAACAAAAACAAATAAAAAATATTTTATTGTTTTTTTGTTTTTTTGTTTTTTTGTTTTGTTGTTTTTTTGTTTTGTTACTTATGCAAGTGCGTTTCTGTTGTTTGCAATGTTTCTGTTTTGGTCAAGATCGTGGGTAATGTCGGTGCCAAATACACGTTTTGCACCGACGCGTGTAACTTGAACGCGTTGCTGGCGTCGGCGTTGTTGTTCTCGATATTGCTGGTTGTGCATGGTTTCCAAGAATGCAAGCATTCTACGACTAAACGGTTCAGAGGGTTCGATAATTGTCGTATATTGTTCGGCAAGAGCCAGAAATTCGTCGAGGTTTTGAGATTGGGCGGCATTAGATGGAAGAGGGTTGACATTCTCCATACGCGAAAGCAAGATTTCTTCGATGATGTGAACAAGGTGTTGTTGGTTGGGTCCATGTTGTTGTGGAAGAGCGGTCATTGTAGTAGGAAAGCACTATTAAATGTATTATAAGTTTTTCATTTTTCAATTTATTTATTTTTAAATGAAAAAAATACTTTTTTTATAAAAAAATATTTTTTTTTTTTTTTTTCTTTTTTCTTTTTTTTTCTTTTTTCTTTTATTGGGAATAGTTTATTTTGGTTTTCAAACTGTCATGTCAAGTGCGTGGGGGGTATCGTAGAATCGAAAATTGTCTTCCATGTTCATGTAAGACCAATCGGTCCGGCAATTGTCGCTGGACTGCTGTGTCCAAATGTTGTCAGTGAAGCGATTGTAGAGAATTTGCGAAGAACAATCGAGTTCGCCTCCTCCGCATCCACAAATGCAGTTGTCGTTGATTGTGTTGATAGGAGTCATAGGATTCAGAATAGGAGGAGGAGGAGGAATTTTGATCTGTTGTTGTTGTTTTTGTTTTTGTTTTTCGCTGTAAGGAAGGACGATCCAGTAAGAAGGGTCAGAGAACACAATGCGCGTTTCTCTGCTCGAATCCTTCAAACGCAGTTGAAAGTGCTTTGAAACAATACCTGGAATCCAGAACAAAATCTTGACAATTGCAAATCCAAATGCTGCATTTGGAACATCGTGCTCGAAAAACTCCACGGATTTCACAACTGCAAATCCTTGATGATCGAAAACACGTTTGATAAATTCACCATGACCCATGTGGGCGCGAGTGACGCGGGGAATGTATAAAGTGTTCAGACGTGACGACATTTGAGATAACGGTGACGACGGATTGGAAACGCTAATGAAAATATAAATAAAAAATAAGTTTTCAATTTATATTTTTTTGATTAAAAAAACATGATTTTTTTATACCTTTTAATATTTCAAACGCCGGTTAAATAATTTTTAATTATAATATTTATTCAAATATTTATCATAATCTGGTGGTAAATATGTATTATTTTCTATTTTAATTTTCTCAAATTTACAACAATCTCTATCGTATAAGTCATTATAATTTTTTACTCTATTTTCGATTTTGTCTAATTCCGTATAATTAGCATTATTTAATTCTTGATGTGAAAAATTTTGAATTTTATTTTGAATAAAGTATTTATCGCCAAAGTAAGATAAATGCCAGCCACCATTTAAAATAGTAGAACAATGTATATTTCTGATATGATTACAACTTATATCTAATTCATTGTATTTTTTATATGATATAATTTTACATAATGACCATTTAGATTGACATTTTGTATTTAAATTATAATAATAAAAATCCATTTCAAGTATGTTAATATCAACTGTTATACTACCTTTTTTTATTTTGTCTAATGTATGTGGGTCAGGAATTTCATCCAAATCTGATATTATTATCACATCATACTCTACTAAATTTTCAATATAATTTATACCACGCGAAATAGCATTTCTTTGAAAAAATTCATTATTCCATACATCATTACTATCAATATTTACATTATTATATTTATATGGAAAATCATCTACAATAATATGTATTATTTTATTAGTAAATTTTTCAAATAAATGTTTATTCTCATTAAAAAACAATTTTTTTTCTTTACCAGTAAATGTATGTGTAGATTCTACAATTATGAAATAATCTACAATATTATTTAACAAATTAAATCTATATGTTAATAAATCTAGTTCATTATAAAAAATAAAACAATCAATTATTTTCATTCTTTTATATAATATCGTATATTAATAATATATGTTTATATCGTATATTAATAATTTATGTTATAAATGAATTATTTATAAAATAAAATGTGATTTTAAGCACCGCCTCTGAATAAAATGGGATTATAATATGGTAAAAAATCGAAACAATTGTTTCCACTCGCATCTTTTCTAAACGTAAAACCGTCGGCACAGCACCCATATTTCGACGAATCGCATCCATAACGCGCCTGGCGGGAATTATACATTTGATTCGGAGTCATTTGGCCCGGTCTCATGAGTTCATTCATGTAGTCGTCCATATCATTATCATAATAACTACTGCTGCTGTTGTTGTCACCTCGATCCTCTTCGTCGTCAATGTAACCGCCGCCGCCACCCTGACCTTGAGAATCTGGTTTCGGATACGGATTACAATTGGGTCCCAATTTTTTTGTTTTAGGGTCACGTGTGCACGCGGTGTTGCAATCCAACTTTTCACAAGTTTTTGACGAGCCACATCCAAACATTAATTTTGTTCCAGATTTATCCATATATTCAATTCCACAGAACCCGACATCTTCGTCATATTTATATTTGGGATCAACTTGCTTTTTTGAGCCGGTGTCCGGTTGTTCATAGCATTTTGCTTTTTTACAATCCAAAACGTCGGTCTCGTCACCGCCGCCACCACCATCGCCGCCACCACCACCACCATCGCCGCCACCACCACCACCACCGCCTTTTTTAGAAGGAGGGGGTGGAGGATTGGGATTTCGTTTCGGTTTGGGACAGTTACCCTGTGGACAAACAACGGGGTCGCACGCCTTGCAGTCGGCATCATATTGACAGTAATTTTTGTCTTTTGTAATTCCGCCTTCGTATCCACCCCACGTGCACACTTGAGGACAAACGCTGGTTGGTTTCAAATCGGATGGAAACCATGGAGTTAAATCAAGGGAAGTATACGCGGAATTGCTACCTGTGAGTGTAATTGTTTCCATTTTAAACAAACTAGCCAGCGGGCTTTCATGCGGCGCGTATATTTTATCTGGGTCGAAATTGAAATCTATAGTGAGAGTGTCAGTGTCCTTACCGTTTAAATTAAATTCAACTTGATTTATGTGCATGTCTTTTCCGGTGGAATCATCGGGATCATGAAACGTGGCTGTAAATGTTGAAGTCGATGAAATTCCGCTACCCTTGATAACTTTTTCTATTTCAGCTGCGAGTTTCTTAGCCGTATAATGATCGGGGGTTATCATTGATGGAACTGATTTTCCCGCAGAATCTGTTAACTCGAACTTGTTATGACCATCTTCCACATTGTATCGCGTACAATTACCGTCAACATCGCCTTTCGGACGCTGCCAACACCCTTTCGGACACGTTCCCGGTTCAAATCCCTCTCTCAATCCAAATAAACTGTAATATGAACCATACACGATAACCAATATGAGTATGCTAAATAAAACCCACTTACCCATTTCGATATTAAAATTAAAATTAAACTTCATACAATTAGTATTATAATTTTTTTATCAACCAATTATTACAATTATATTACAATTATACTATATAGATATTAAATAAAAATGAATTATATTAATTTATTTTTATTGAATTTAAATTCACAATTTTAATTATTCTAAACTCGTTCTCTATCTCTTCACGAGTTAACGTAAAACATAGCTGTGCAAACTTTGGGTGTAGGGGTTCTTTCGAAATGCGTCTAAAATATCGGGTTGAATGCGCTCGCAATTGACAGATTCCTGGTAATTTTGAGGAAATTTCTCAATTTTTCCGTAGGTCTCTAGTCCAGGCGGGTTTGAAATTCTGAACACCGGGTTGGGAATCCAAGGTTCGCAATTCTCATCATTGCGCTTTATACAAACGTTTTCCGTCGGATTAAAGAGTCCAATACTTCCACCCGGTGTAAAACTGGTCGAAATCTTATTGACATTATTGTGCTGATTGTATTGCGCTTGATACACACCGACGCCTTGATTCGTAGCACCGCCGCTTGACCCCACGTACTGCACGCTGGTTGTGTCGCGCTGGTTATAAACGGCTTGTTGCGGATTTGCTAAATACCCGCTCCCGCTTGTTTGTGCGTCAATGTTCAAGTGATCAAAACCAAGCAACCCTTCGGTAGTTTCCTTAATGGTCGTGGCGGCGCGACTTGCCGGGTTATACACAATGCCTGACGATCCGAATGCCGGTTTCACGTCACCGTAGAGTCGAATATTTCCGATTGCGTTCTCTTTTCTCGACGGTCGCAACAAGTCGAGAATCGGGGCAACCACTGCGCGCATAGCGCCATGAATGATTCCGCCTTCGTGATTTTTTGTGGTGGTGCGATGATTCGGCAACATTTTAAAACTGTCGCGACCATGATCGTTTTGACCGGGCGCGTGTTTTCCGCTGCTGTGAGCATGCGAAATTGGGTGTGCAGAAGATTCCGGGCGTTTCGCGGGTTCGTAGTTATTTGGCGCGTACGTGTTTGTTCCGGTGACGTTGGAATCGGGTCCATAATACTCGCTGCTGGTGCAAATACGGGACTGCGGTTTATACACTTCTTTTGCCCGCGCAGTTTGCGCTTTTTCAATACCGGTTGTTGTGAGCCAGCGATCCGACGTGTTTAAGAAAAACTTGTCCGGCAAATATTTCTCAACCTTTCCAAATGTTTCCGAGGTGGGCGCGTTCAAATTGTTCCAACTGTATGCCGGACCTTCATGACTTTCAAGACCAAACGTAACCTTTGGATTGTTCAGCGTGCGGAGCTGGTCGACATTTCGGTCCACCCATTTATCGCGCGCCTCCATTCCCGAATTGAATCCGTCGCTGCCGTTTGCGCTATACCCCTGGTCTAGTCCCGGGCCCACGCGAATTTCCTCCCACGGTTTCACATTCGCCATCTTGTTTCCAGGCATGACGCGTGACTGAATAAAATCGCTGACATTCGGCATACCATTTACAAAATTGATATCGTTTTGTGGTGCGAAAAGGGGAGCGCGTTCCTCTTTGCGTATTTTTTGAGAGCCGGCGCCTGACATTGTGTCAAGAACCGACTCGACAGCATTGGAGTCCGCGGTGCGTCCCCTGATTTTCGCTCCGAAAAACGGCACCATGTTGTTGTGCTGAAAATCGTTTTGATTGATGGGATTGCCGGTTAAAGAAAACACGGTGTTTGTGCTCGTGAAACCGGGATTCTTTTTTGGATTCGTGTTTGGATTGTACGAATTTCCAAACTGGTTTGGATTTTGCAGGACTCGATTTCCTACACTTGCATTATAATACTTGTCCGTCACCGCGTTTGGTGCGGGATATGCGTTGATGTTGGAACCGGTGTCCGACCGCATGATCGGATAATTTGTCACGGGAACGTTTGTATTCGGAAGCGCATTTCTCGAATTCGTAACAAAGGATTCTTTTGACTGATTTGATTGATTTCCATTACCCCCATTGCTACCCTTTTTATTTTGATTTGATACTAAATACATCCCTCCTAATGCCACTATTGGAATTGCCAACTCCATCTTTATGAATTATTATATATATGTTTGTAATATATTTTTTATTATTATACTATTATTATACTATTAATTTATAATAGTATAATATTTTTTATATTTTTATATTTTTATATTTTTATTTAGTCAAGCTTAAAATATGATAAACGTACTGCAAACTCTTGACCATCATTACCAGCCAACTTTGTTCTATACTATAAATACTATACTATACTACTTTCATTTAATATATTTTTTATTAGAGAACTTGATATATTTGGAGTTCTTTCTAAATATAAAACATGACAAGAAACCCAATTAAATTTATCTTTCCAGTCATCTCCCATAACTAATACATCGGCACCATAATCTTTAATGTATTGATCTTTTAATTCTAAACTGTCTTCAATAAAAACTTCATCCACATATGTAATTGACTTTACTATTTCCATTCTATCTTTTAATGATATAACACTCATTTTACCTTTTTTTTTATTTAATTCGTCCGAAGATATGCCTACGATTAAATAATCGCCTTGTTCTTTCGCACGTTTTAAAATATTTAAATGTCCAATGTGAAACAAATCAAATGTTCCAAAAGTAATAATTTTTTTCATTATAAATAAATTACCTTATATAGTGTTTAAATACTTATTATATAAATATTTTTCATTTTATGCACAAAACATCATCTTTGTTGGTAATAAATTTAGATATAGATCGTTCATCCACATTGAATTTATAATTAAAATCCGAATATTTTATGTTGTACATGTTATGAGAAATCATAAATATTGTTAAAGAATGTCTTGAATGAAGTTTTAGTAATTCGGTAAAGATAATTATTTCCATGTCATTATCTATGTTACTTGTAAACTCGTCTAGAAATAATATTTTTACATTATCAAATATAATATTTATAAACAATCGAATAATCGCAATCCTTTGTGTTTGACCTTTACTCAATTTTTTAGAATTTTTAATGTTTATATCTGTTATAAATGTCTTCATATTCAAAATATTCATATACTTGATTATCTCTTGTGAAATTTCATCCTTCTTTTCATTTAATAATTGTTCATTCATTCCGAATGTTATATTATAGTATATACTCTTTGAAAACAATACACTTTCAGACGTCAAAAAGGTTATATATTTTCGAATACTAAAATATGTATAATTTTCATATTCGTTTAAAAATTTTATTGAACCATTTTTTATTTTTAATTTCTTCATGAGTGTATTTACTAATGTTGTTTTTCCAGAACCAGAGTTTCCGTATATAAAATGAATACTATTCAATTCAAAACTTAAATTTACATTCACGAATACAGGAATATACTTATCATTTTCTTTATATTCAACAGTAACATCTTGTAAAACAAACAAATAATCATATTTTTTATCTTGGTTCCATACGATTGGGTTTGAAATACGGTAGGAATTTAGTTTTAATATATCCATAATTTCACTTGACATAGTTAATTTTTGTCTAAAGCTATAAACCTTCTCTGACAACACTACCATTGCGCTTTCAATGGATTCTGTTAGAGCAATAAGATATGAATCATTTACAATCAATGATACAATTGTTTCTAATATTTTATACCTACTCATAATGTTGACATAATTTTTATTGTTTTTACTCGTTTGATACTGATTAAGAATTTTCGGGTCTGATACAACTTTTATTATGTTTTGTAACAATTTTGAAAGTTCTTCTTTCATTTTATTTTTTTCAACAATAATATTTAAATTATTAAAAAAGCTTATTATGTCATCGGATACGTATTTTCCACTTTCGCCAGATTTAAATTCACTTTCAGAATCTCTTAATAAAAGAAAATATACGAATATTGAATAACTAGATACAAAGATAATATTGAAACTATTTCTTAACATTCCATATCTTGTACTAAAAAAAAATGGTCTTAAAAACAATAATGCAATTTCGTTGATGAAGTCACAAAAAGATATTATTATATTATTATAACTTGCATAAACCATTGCGATGACTTTATAGCTATCTAAATATACATGTCGAATATTAATTAATTCTTCGCCATTTTCTAATTCAATATTTTTATTTATAACATCTTCTATTTTCGGGCTTAATAAATTTAAAATTTTTGTCTCTATATTAATTATTGATTTTTTTTCATACTTTCTTAATATTTTTGCGAATAATCTTCTGTTGTAAACAGTAAATAATGTAACTATTATTTTAAATATCCTTCTATCTTCAATTTTATCTACAAAATAACCAAAATTAATTAAAAATTCAGATAGATATATATATTTAATTCTTAAAAAATCATTTTTTTTATCATTTTCTATAAATAAGTTTATAAACATCACTTGTTCGGGTGTCATATCATTTGAAATAATCACTTTTTTTAATATTTTTTCAATAATCGAATTATCAATAAGTTTAAATAGCTGTTCAAATATTTTTTCCATTTAAAATGCCTATGTCTCTATTAAGTTATAATATTAAATATTTTATTTAAAAAAATATTTAATAAAAAATATTTTAACTTTCTCGGCGTTTTTTAATTATCTTAAAAAAGGAAAACATGGAATTTTTGTAACAAAATTATTCTTTTCCAGAATTCGCGTGCTCAAGTTGTTCTGAAACGGAATACACACATTCTCTTGCGGGTCAAGTTGAGGATAGTACCAGTTGGTTTGTTCTAAATCGCGAAACGTCCATGCCGGGTGTGTGACGCGTGACTGTTCAACCGTTGAGTTACATGTTGGATACGATATCGGGCTGCTAGAAACGGCCGTATTTACATAATTATTTTCCATGCAATCTCTCGACAACGTTTGGTTCAAACCTTTCAAATTACTTTCCAAGTTGATTGTATTTGTTCTTAAATTGGCACCCCAACCCTGAATTCGAATGTACGGGTCATCAAAATAGCACGGCTTGTCGCCGTTTCCCGGCTTGTTCAACATGTAGCGTCCTGGGTCGGTTGATTCTTGAAGCTGCTTGTTTATTCTGCACGGGTCATCATGAAAACGGGTAAATGACATTTTTATTGTTTTATTGTTTTATTGTTTTATTGTTCTTATTTATTGTTTATATATTTATTATAAATTATATATTTATTATTTATTATTTTTTGTTTCACGACACTTTATTTTTAAAATATATTAAAAATATGAATATAAAAATAATAGATATATAACTACTAAAGAAAGGCAAGAAAGGCAAGAAAAGCAAGAAAGGTATTATATGAATCACGAGAGACAGAGACAAGAAAGACAAGTTCGCGACATTTATATTAAATCGGATTCAGAGTGGACTCAAATAGATACAGAATCGGGTTCAGAAGAATTCAAGCAGTATGCTGTTGCGTATACGCAATACAAAAATAGACCGGCATACTACTCCGAAGATGCGCATCACACGGACAGCGGAATTACAGTGTTCAGATACAATAACGAGCATTATAAACCGACATATGTTTTTGATGGAAATGGACAAAATATACCCATACTCATACCCATCATTGACATGGCGGACGTGAAAGTATTTTTAACCGATGTTCCAAATGCAAACTGGTTTAAAGCGCGCGACTATCAGGCATGGGCGTATCGTGATTTCGTGTTTGATGAAACTGAACCGCGAGTTAAATATTATGCGTCACGACATTCGTCACATTTATTTTTTCAAACAAGCAACTACAGAGATGTGGTAACAATTGATATAGACGGATTACCTCCTAATATTATTTTCAAACTTTCGCGAAATGAGAATGGGAGCGTGTATTATGAAAAAAACGATGGGAGAGCGTCCAGAGTTCGAATATGTGATAATGATAATGCTCGTTCCGGATATCTGAGATTTTATCGAAGAATTACGGATGTCGGCGATTTCATTATAACGCCGGCATCAGCAGTAGCGCCAGCAGTAGCGGCGCCAGCGCACGACGCATACGGTCCAGAATACCAAGATTTTGCCAGTTATTTGCATCAGGCCAATACGACGGCTGCAGCAGTTGTGTCTGCATATCAAAATCATGATATAAAACTACCGCTAGCTCCGGGTACGCAGAGCATTCAAACAGATAATGAAGAAGAACAATGCATTATGTGTTTTAGAAATAAATCGACAATCCGCTTGTATCCGTGTAGTCACAAGGTAATGTGTCCGGAATGTTATGATAAAATGGAAAAAGGCGAATGTCCGATTTGTAGAGGCGATATTATCAAGCTAATATGCGAAAAATCATAAAAAATTCATAAAAAATTCATAAAAAATTATGTAAATAAAAACCTCTTACTTACTATAATTCATACGTTTCATATTTTTATTTTTATGTAAATCGGTAACTTTTTTATTTATTTTAATTTTCAGTTTTTTTTGAATATTAAACACACTACTCTCCATATTCATTGGTTGACCTGAAGTTATAGTTGCTCGTTGTGTATATCCGTCAATTTTTAAATTACAACAGACATCCTTTAACAAATGTTTCCATTTATACGTGTTTAAATCGTTAGAGTGCATGTGCGCTAATAAAGTACTGGTTAAAGCACCGCCGTATTGTTGATCCTTTTGTATGAAGGCATCTGCCGATGTTTGTTCGTCTTGACACCCACTAATGCAAAAAATTTCACCCACTGTTTTCGTGTATCTTTTAAATTCTCTTGTTGTTTGACGAAGTGCCCATTCCGACGGACGATACGTTTTTGGGAGCGTTTTGACATTTTTATCTGCCAAATAACTTAAATCGTCATATTTATATCGGTTGTCGCAACCTGTGCCACTGTGACACGCATCTAAAACAACGTATAATTTTACTCCCATCGGCACCCTTTGAGTCAACCTTTGTCGAATTACATCATCAGTTATGATTCCAGACACGCTGTAGTCAATTGGAACAATGCAAGAGTCCAATCCGCTTTCTTCGTCTCTATTGAAATCGCGTTGAAGAGTTCCGTGTCCTGAATAATGAAACCATGCTTCGTCGCCCGGTTTTAAACTACGAACCAACATGTCAATTGCTTGGAGTATATTTACTCTTGTGGGTCTAATTGGTGTGTCATCTGTCAAAACTATAAAATTGTTATATTCGAGTTTTGATACTAAAAAATTTCTAATATTATTGATATCATTTATACATCCATTTAATTCATTAGGGGTGTTTTTATAATTAATTCCAACGAGTAGTCCATTTTTTACCATGGTATATTTTATATTTTATCGCGCCTATTCTATTATATACAGTGTAAATATTATTATAATAAATGAATAAATTATTATAATAAATGAATAAACGTGTCTACATTCTACATGAAACTCAAATTCGAAATAATATCGTTTAATTCAAAAATATCGCATCGTTTTGACTGTTCAACAAGAATGTGTTCGCTAAACATGTCTCGAATGTATTCGTGTTTCACCATGTTTAAATATTTTGGAGAAATGTATCCTTTTGATGTAAAAAAATCACTCGGATAATCGTCATAATATAATTTTACATCTTTAAATATATAAATTGTAAGGAATAAAAATCCGAGAGACCAAATGTCGTGCGATTTATTATGATTTAACCAGTTGTATTCAAAATTCTGGGGATATTTTATTACATCATTTCCATCTCTTGTATTCGCAATTGTATTTTCGGTTTCTGGCGCACAAAATGGCAATGTTCCGCCACTCGCATTTGTAGTTTTTTCGTGAATTCCAGAAAGACCAAAATCGATTAAAAAAACAGATATGTTATTGTATTCATTATTCTTGGTTTGTTGTTGAACAATAAGAATATTTGACGGCTTTATATCGCCGTGCACACAATCAACCTCGTGTAATTCTTTTAAAATAATGCACAGTTGGATTAACACGTCATACACAACTTCATCAAATTTGCCTTTATTCTGGACCGTTTTTATCCACATGTCAAGAGTAACTCCATTTGTGATAAATGGCTGAACGCTATAAAATAATTGCGGAGTTGATAATTTAATGTGACAGTGCACCGGAATCACAATTCCCAATCTTATAACGTCTTGATAATTATTATCATATTTCTTTAATAAATTTGACCTGACAATTTCTTCTCCCGCAATTTGATCGTCTACATTATCTATACGAAACATCAGATTAAAATATTTATGTTTAAACATTCCATACCTTTTTAAATGAGGTTGAAAATCAGTTGCATCTCCAAAGTGATGTTTGTATGCAATAAAATCTTTTAAATACTCTTTATAATTTTCATTGTGAATATTCGTAATTATATTTTTCAACATGAATCTACTCATAGTGTCCCAGTAAGTTAAATTATAAATTTCAGCTTTTTGAACCTGGCGTATAATACAATCAACAATATCATCAACATTTGTATTTGTTTCTTTAAAATGTGGCAATAAAATGGGCAACTTTTGCGCCAATGTTGGAGTTGGAGTTGGAGATGACTCTGATGACGACGCTGACAAGAGTGGCTTATTTTCATTATAACTTTTTTTCATTTTTTTTGTAATTTATCCGAATTCGTATTTATTATATCGGTTCTATTATAATCTATTATAATATTTATTATAGTTTTATAAATATTATAATTAATAATATGAATTTATAATATTTATAAAATTGGTTCATTCGTTCATTTTCATATTCATATACAATTAACCATTATATCATAGTTTTTGTTCATTGTTTATAAAAATCGAGCAAACGCGCAGATGGGTCAACATTCGAACAAAATGGATGTCTCCAATAATAAGGAATCGCATTATCGCTCTTTTCTGGAAAAAAATTCTCAAATATCGTTCTATAATAGAAACTTTCCTTGTCATACGGCAAATTATTCTCATTTTGTATTTTATTTTTCAACTCTGTAATTGTCTTTGTATATGCATCGTATTCAACGTCTGATATTTTGGTTTCAACATGTTCTTTGATCATTTGCACCCATGTTCGACCCGAATTGCCCGATACCCCGTCACTAAATGCCTCTTTGCGCCTCCAAAGTAAATCATCCGGCAAATATCCCTGCCCGTCAAACGCCTTTCGAAGCAAATATTTTTCAATTCGTTCGTCGTCAAATCGCTTGTACCGCGGCGGAATTTCCATCGCATATTTCAAAAATGCCTTGTCTGCAAACGGAACGCGCGCCTCTAGTCCCGCTCCAGAAATTGTCTTGTCTGAACGCAGCAAGTCAAAATAACGCACGTCACGAATCATGCGCTCGTTTTCACGCTTAAATTCTTCATCCGATGGCGCCTTTGTAAAACCGCGATACGAGCCGAAAATCTCATCCGACATGTCCCCGCAAAAAATAACAACATCATTCGAATGCTTTGAAATGTATCGGCTTATCAGAAAATTCGGCAGAGATGCGCGCACCGAAGTCGTGTCATAACTCTCAATTTGATACACCGTCTCTTCAATTGCGTCTAAAAACTCTTGTTCTGATAAACACACTTCGTGATGACACGTGCCGAAATAGTTTGCAGCGCGCCGAGCCCACATCAAATCCACCGACCCTTTAAGACCAATACTATACGTGTTTAATTTTGAAGGGTCCATAAATTTACACATGATTGCAGTAACAAGAGTGCTGTCCAATCCACCCGACAATAAACACCCCACCGCACCGCGCTCCGACATGAGTCGTTTCTTTACGGCCGATTCTAACAGCGTCTTAAGATTCGCACAAATATTTTCTTCGGAATCTTCAACGGTTTGAAATACATAATTATAGGGCACATATCCTTCCAGTATCGGATCTGCGCGTCTCGCACTACTATGCAATGCGCTATAATAAGGGTGAATTATAAGAGTGCCGAGCTCGTAAACGCCGTAACATCCCGACGGAAACTGGCTTATATAGTCACCTCTGCAATGTTCCATTGATTTAAGTTCGCTTGAAACGGTCATGTCCGCCGCAAATCCAAACTCTGAACCATAAAACAATGAACGAACACCAAACGGGTCTCTTGCAATGTAGACGGCATTCGTGTCATGGTCTACCATTGTTAATGCAAACACGCCGTCCAATCGCTTGAGCGTCTCCTCCATACCAATTTTGCGAAATAAGTGAATCACAATTTCGCAATCTGAACCGCCCTTGTTATACTCTTCGGCCAAATCGTATTCGTCAATGAGTTGTTTATAATTATAAATTTCACCGTTGCAAATGAGGGTGCAGTTTTTTAGTTTAAGCGGCTGGTTTCCAACACTGCTTAGCCCATTAATCGACAAACGATGAAATCCGAAACAACGATGCGAAAATTGGTTTTCCACCTTTTCATGCAAAAAAATAGAATTATCTGGACCTCGGTGACTCGACTTGTAAAATGTTTGTTGAAGCGACTTCAACTTTTTTATATCCAAATATTTTGTTAAACGATTTTCATAATAAAAAATACCGCACATATTGGGATTTATTACACGTGTATATACAAATTTTCAAGTTACATATACATGTCGCGATTTATCTATGTCGGTTTCATAAATATATATTTATTACATTTTTTACATCCAAAAGAACAGCCGTCTCAATTTTTCCAACCACTCGGCATCGGCATCTTCATCTCGTTGATGGTTCATTTTCATCGCAAGAACCATATTCTTTGTTGTTCGATAATGAAATTATATTATATTTTATTTTTCAATTTTTATATAAAAAAATATGTGTAGATTTCTCTCTTCTCTCTTGTCTACATTTTTGTATGTTTTCTATTTTTTTGTAATCATGCCGATACCTCCTTCATAGTGTATGAGGTACGTTTCTGATTTCTTCACTGTGCACATGCGTTTGCAATTGCAGTCAAGTGGAATTTTTGATTTACCCGTCATCTCGCATTTCAGTTGTGGCGGTTGTTGTTGTTGTTGTTGTTGTTGTTGTTGTTGTTGAGGCGGTTGTTGTTGTGGCGGTTGTTGTTGAGGCGGTTGTTGTTGAGGCGGTTGTTGTTGCTCTTCTTCATGAAAGACGCGTCTTTGTTCGTCTTCGTCATCATTCCACTCATTTTCTTTTTTTGCATTTTCTTTTTTTGCATTTTCCTTTTTTGCCCATTCATCGTTTATTTTTTTGCGCTCGTCAAAAAGCGAACCAAGACACATTTGGGTATGAATCTGTTTCGTAAAACTTTTAATTCCTCTAACTCCCTGAACTCCCTGAACTCCTCGTTGAAACAATTTCGTAAGGAACATCGAACAAATGTATGCGCGTGCTACTTTATCTGATAAATGTCAAGTTAAGGTTTTACAAATCAATTTATTTTTTTATTCTCAATATATAAATTTAGGCATTTGAAATATTAAAATATCAAAATATCAAAATATTAAAATATTAATACATAATAAATAGATAATTAGTATTAAAATAGTTTATAGGAATATATAATATATAATATAATAAAATGTTTGGTGTAGTCAATCAATTATATATATGCAATCAACAGCGATCGAGAGAATTGAACGATCGTATATCAGTTCGAAACATCCCGTCCGCTCCATTACAGCCGCAATTCAGTATGCGCCCCGTTTTAACCAAGTATTCAGTAATGCCCATTTTGGATCAGCGCGCAACTCCCTCCGTTCCATTACAACAATTCCCAACATTCAACCCGGAACAAACATTCAACCCGGGTAGCGCGCAAGCACCGTGGTCTCTCTTTTCATCCAATGTAAACACGGAATCCATTTTACGAAATCAAGTGTTTGCGCTCCAAAATTGCGAACAAGCGTATTATGTTCCATCTTCTAAAAGCGACTTGTTCAATGTTCGAGTTCCAGAAAACTATGTGGAACAACCGCATCCCGACCTTTTTCGCCGTCAACAATTTTGTCCACATAATCCAAACGAACACAACATTGCAAATAATTTTTTCAATAATTCAACTCGTCATGATATTAAAAATTTATAAATAATATTTATTTTATTTGAGAGCTTTAGTGCCTTTTTTATTTTGCGTTTACATTCATTCTATAATTAAAAATATACTATGACATAATTTTAATTATATAATAGTAATATAATATATATAGCTTTAATTATTCTGTAATGAGCTGTTCTAAACAAAAAGGTGGCGGCGTTTTTGACGTTTTTTGCCCTCTGTGTAATTTGCCCTTTTATTCCCCGTTTGAAGGTCGAAAACCACTCACCGACGATGATGAAGATGAGGAGTTATATGCTTTGCGAAATACCAACCTGGATTGGCTCTCAAATGTTTTAGGACTCGATGACGACACGAGTTCCGTGATGGAACTAAAAGGCGATGATAGATATGGACAGTTTCCAATAAAAAGTGGTAAAGACAAAGGCGGACTTTTTGGACTCAGAGATTCCGTTGCGGTGCAATTCGGAACTAGAAAAAAAGAGTATTACGAAGGATTTGGAGCTGCGTTTCACAACGATTGCGTGAAATATATTAGCCAAAAATCAGGAAGACCGATAAACTATCAACTTGGTGTTGACATTGAACAGAAAATAGAAGATTATTTTAAAGCGCATCCAAAAGTGCGAAGAGATGATGACTATCAACAACAGTCATATAATTTCATAGGAGCGCTAGAAGATAATGGGCCTGAATATTTTGTTTCTCCGCTGAAACCGGACGGAAAACATGTTCAACAAATGTTAAGTGATTTTATTCCAAAAAATAAAATACCGTCACCGTTAAGACCGCCGGCTCAAACAGAATCAAAATTAAAATCAGTAGAACAACAAAAGAAAAAAAAAGGTGCTGCAAGTGGTGCAACAGCAACAGTATATAACAGTTGTGCATCTCAAAAAGACAAAGCAATTTGCATTAAAAAGAAATGCGTATGGGGCAAAACAAACAGATGTAGCAAAAAACGATCTACGAGAAAAAAAATGAAATCGAAATCAAAAACAACTGCAAACACACACACATGTCCATCTCACAAAGATAAAGACGAATGTGTAAAAAATAATTGTGTCTGGGGCAAAACAAATCGATGCAGCAAAAAACGCGGCACCAAATAATTATATAATATAATTTACGTAAAAAGCATAGTTATACATTATTCATTTATATATAAATGTTATATAAATGACAAGTAGTAATATAACTATAAATAATCATGTTGATTCATCTTTAAATAAAAGCGGTTTAAACACGGTTGATGATGTGACGCTGGCATACATGGTAAACACGACTCAATACGAGAAATATCTTAAAAAAAATAATATCGAATATGATTCGGGTTTCAAGAGAGATATAAGATTTTATAGGAAAAGAATTATCTCATTGACCAAAGACCTGTTTAAAAATCAGAATGAAACTGATAACAAACAAAATATGGATATAACAATGGTGAGCGCATTCAACATGTATATGCGCGCATGCATATCTTATTTGAAATTTTCAGATCAAAGCGAAACCATACAAAAATGCTACGTGTGTCTAGGCATAACAAGTGAAAATAAAAATGAAAATGAAAATCAAAAATGTATATGCAAAAATAAAAATGAACACGATCCTTTTGAATTATATAAAGCAAACGAGCTATGTTTCAAACCAAAAGAAGTGAAAAAAATTACACTCGATAATTACGTGATTCGAAAAAATGTAAAAAAAAGCGAACCGGTTGTTTATCCACAACAGTTTACATTTAATCCGAGAGATCCGGCATTTAAACACAAGGGTCTAAAACCAAAACCAACATCAAAGTCCCAGTCAGCAGAAAAAATACGAATAGAATCGGACATTGATAACAAGATAAAAGATTTAACAAAACAATCAGGTCACGATGACATTTTAAAAAAAGTTACCAGTATTGAAAATGGAGAGAATAGAGAGAAAAATATAAAAGATTCAAATGAAAATTCAAATGAAAAAATAAAAAATAATAAAAAAAAGAAGAAAAAGAAAAAAGTTTCTTTTGATATAACAAATTATATCGATAGTATATAATACATATATTTAGGTTATAAACAATGTCTCAAAATGAAATTGGAGGAACAAAAATAAAAAAGTCAAACAATGTAAACATAGATAAAGAATTTAAGAAGCTATCATGCGGACCAACCCAAGAAAAAAGTTTCACGTGTTATACGACCAACGCTTTGATGGATCTTAGAGACAGTTGGAATGCGAGACATCCAGACGCCGCGATACAAAGCAACAATGTGGAAGAGATATGGCACGCATTAAAGTCGGGATACGGTAACGTGTGCAATAAAGAATCCTGCTGGTTGCGCCAATTGGCATCTGCATCCAAAGAAGTGAAGAATTTGTTCAACTATTTTGCACCGGAGAGTCCAAAAACGTGGAAAAAAAATCCAAACGAGTGGTTGTCCAGCGTCGATATTACAAAAGTGATGAAACAATATGAAGATACATTTCCATCATTTGAATTTCTTGGCCCATCTCCAATTGATTTCGATAAAACGCCAAAAGGAGAGAATTCGTGCGTATTTGAAGAGTTGTGCGACTTTGAATTGAAAACTTATCTGAATCCGTCTGATCCAAAATATAAAATCGGAATTATTTTTAATACGGATCCTCATTATTTGACAGGATCGCACTGGATTTCTCTCTTTATTGACATTAAGAAACAATTCATTTTTTTCTTCGACAGCACCGGCGACGCACCTCCAAAACAAGTTACAAAATTTGTGAAAAAAATCATAAAACAGGGCAAATCCTTTAACATACATTTTAAATACATTGTCAACAAAAAAGAACATCAAAAACGTAATACGGAATGCGGAATGTACTCACTCTTCATGATTATTAATTTACTCAAAGAAACGCGAACACCTGAAGATTTTTTAACAATTCTTTTTACAGATAAAGAAATGGAGAGATTTAGAAGTATCTTTTTTAATAAAGAAGAATTATAACTAGTTATTCGCGTATCTAATTTTATGAAAAATATCGGGCGAATAATTGAAGTGTGAGTAATTATTAAATTATAGAGAGATATTATAAAAATAAAAAATAAATGAAAATCAGAGAATATAGTAGAAGAAAAAATAGGTTGCGTAAAATACCGAACCGTTATATTCCCCACAATTTATCGAGTAAAGATAAACAACTTCAGTTAAGAATGTTGAAAAAGTCAAGACGAATGTATAAAAATAAACAATATTTTACTCGGAAAAAAGTGGCATCATTTAAAAATAAAAAATCGTCTCATATTCAAAATGCAGAACGAATCTACGGCGTAAAAACGGTTGTTCCGAGTCAAGAACTCGTAAAAAAAACCGGATGTTCTTTACATGCTCTGAATCAAATTGTTAAAAAAGGCGAAGGCGCTTATTATTCATCGGGATCAAGACCCAACCAAACTGCACGCTCGTGGGGACTGGCGCGTTTAGCAAGTTCTGTTACCGGCGGAAATGCGGCCATCGTCGATTTTCATATTTTAAAAGATGGGTGTGACCATAAAAAGAAGGCATACATTCTCGCAAATAAACGAATCACGAAAAAATAAAAAACATGTTATAATAACCGTGTGTAAATTTCCTGCAGCTCTTCTTTTGTAATCATTGTTTTATTGGATCCACGTTGAACGATTGCTGCGTTTCGCATCTGGTTACATTTATTTTGTGTGTCGAATAAAAAAATAGGAACATTGTGTCTTCGTAAGCGCGACAATTCTTTTCTTGTCAACGACAAATTCTCTTCTTTTATTAATGCGAGTGGTTGGAAAAGAACGGTGCTATATTTTGGGGCGATACTGTGCATCAAATACGTAAAATAAGCTTCCTCGTATTTAGAGCGGGTTTTTTTAATATGTTTTTTCATTTTATACGTTCCGGAAATAAAATTAAAAATTAATGTATCGTCGTTTATGCAAAAAATTTCTCCCGCAGCGTATACTCGGTATTCAACACTCTTGTATGTTTTAGAAAGTTCTTTAAATAATTCTTCATCTTGTATCGCCTTTCTATACATAATTTGGTGATGTTTTGTCCCAAATTCATACATGTTGATCGATCTTGTTGTGTATAGTTCCGGTTCGCCGGTCTGTGATAATATGACAGTTTTATTAGTTCCAGGTTCTTTGCCTATGATTGCTGCTACAATGTACGTATAATACGCGCCTGGTTCAAACTCTGACGGGTTTACAAGCAGCGGACTCACATCTTCGATGACGCGGCTGGTCGTCGTATCATAAGAATCTAAATGTATATAATAGTGCTTTCCCGCATCTGCGTCGGCATCTCGCATTTTAGACGCATTCAATCCTTGTATATTATAAATGTGGGAGCGAGGTTCTAATAAACTATTGCGTGTGACTCGTCGTTTTTCCAACGGAATCGTATGCATTGGAGGAACCGCACTTCTTGTTTTGGATGGCTGCATTAAAAATGAGTAGAAATTAGTATCAATGCCTGACATATAAATGCTGCGATGGGAATGCGATTATACGTTCATAAGCATTATATTTTTAATATAGTTTTAATTAAAATATAATTCACATGTAGCGAATTATATTTTTTATTTGTTTTTACTTGTTTTTTATTTATCTCATCATCATCATCTATACACGTTCACCGTTTGTATTTATCTGCGCCCACCACGCTGACCGTGACTGTCGCCTGACCTGGAAAACGTAGAACGAGATTGATACTGTGACTGTGAATCAGACGATGAAGAAGAAGAAGCGCGTCTCAAAACCGGGACATACGAATCATTGTCTCCTCCTTCTTCACCACCATTGTGACCGACGTTCTGTTGGCGCGAATCGTTTCGCGTCTCACACATCAGCTTGCCTCCAAACATTCCAGTCACATTAACTGCCTGACAAGAATGCTGACCGTTGGCAACATTGGACACGTCGAATTCAACATATTCGCCTTGAACCAGAAATCGATACTGCTCTTCTGTCACTTTGACGTTGGAATGATGAACAAAAATTTCACTTCCAACCTTCAAGTCACTTCCACATACACCCTGAACGACGGTCAAAAATCCGAATCCCGTCTTCATATTGAACCATTTTACACACCCCGCCAACTTCTTATCACACACTGCTGCTGTTGCCATCTTATATTGTTGATTGCTTATAACCTTATTAGCGACACATCTTTAAGTATATTTGGATATATATTATTTTCCATCTTTGAAACCCTTGAATGTATGGTGTAAGTAACTAATTAAGAATCTTGGATTCTTACCATTTAATTATTTTTATTATTTAATTTTATTATGTTTATTATGATTTCTCTCCAATCTCTCTATATCTTGATTCTGAAAACCAAAATAAATAGAGGCGAGACCAATATTGTTATGACATATATACACTTCTTTTTGTTAGGAAGGAGTTTAGAGAGATTGGAGAGAAAATTGTAAAATGATAAATAATTGAAAATAATAAAAGTTAAAATAATTGTGAATAAAAATAAATATTTTTTATATATAATAAGTATTTGAAAGTCATTTTAAAATATTATTACTCATTATATTAAAATATTAAATAAATAATGATTTCGTCATTATTAGGCGGAACAACCAGCATTCAAGAATTATTTTATCCAAAATTTAATGAACCATTTTCATTATTTTCTTCAGACCCTTCTGGCAACTCAACAGACCCTTCAGGAAACTCGACAGACCCTTCAGGAAACTCGACAGACCCTTCAGGAAACAGCGGAATGTTTGGAAACACATTTTCACTATTTTCTTCGTCTCCAACAGACGCATCAGGAAACACGGTCGACGCGTCAGGTAATCCGATAACAGTTGACGCATCAGGTAATCCGATAACAGACGACTCCAGCGGAATGAATCCCTCTATTGCGCCATACTTTAATTTTTTCAAAAGTTTATTTTATTTATTTGTGCAAATTTGCGTTATAGGATACCTGGGGTCGTCATTTCTAACATTGGTTCGTATGTCGAACTCAAAAAAGTTTTTAGATAGTTTTATGCCGTCTGATATTAATGCGTACCCATACTGCACTCCATCGGATCCGAATTTATCAGGTGAAGGCGCGCAACATGTGGAAATAGACGACGATTCTTTATATTCATTCGGCTTTCCGTATAATTTATATTGCGGTCTTGGAGACGACGATAAAAACACGTGTTCAAAAACATGCAATGTAATAAAACGCGAACTAAAAGATGATAATGCGTTTTTTAAGTATACTTCCTATGATTTTTGGATCGCCATGTCATCTAAACACACCTATGCCACATTTAGAGCATTTATTAGAATGGTATTCACAAGTTTGAATTCGATTGTTAGACAAGACCGAAGCGACGCGTATGGAATTGTAGAGAACGTTGTTATGGCAATTGGTCTGATTTTCATGTACATTGTCGGATTATATGGAGGGTTTGTAGGATTTTTTTTGACATACGCGTTTCAAATATACAATTCCGGATTTGTATTGTTTGGACTGGCGTGGACATTTGGACTCTTTTTATTATCATGGATACCACCCCTTTTGAATTTTTTTGGATTTATTTTCCAGTTCATTTTATTGTTTATATGGATCCCATTTATACAGATAAATGAAGCTACACAATCCAAAATGGTTTTTGAAATATTCAGTAAGAAAAAAACTTTATTAATGCTACTTTTTTGTTTGGGAATGGTGATGAATGCATTCAATTATCTAAAAGAAAACGAACCGTATTACGTAGTCGTTGCCGTTGTATTATTTTTATTCAACATGTATTCATCTAAACTAGCTTGATTTAATCTGAAGTAATCTAAAGAAAAATACATCTAAAGACATAATGAAATATAAATGTATTAGTTGCGAAAATATGACAACCACGCCCGAATTGCCCGAATTGCCCGAATTACCGTTTGTAAGTATATGCACGCCAACATTTAATCGAAGACCGTTTATTGCGAATTTGATAAAATGCGTTGACAGTCAAACGTATCCCAAAGAGAGAATGGAATGGATTATTGTGGACGACGGAACTGATAAGATTGAGGAGTTGGTTTCCAATCATCCGCTTGTGTCATATTTCAAGTTTGATAAAAAAATGTCTCTCGGACGAAAACGAAATGAGATGCACAAGAAATCGCGCGGATCCGTCATTGTTTATATGGATGACGACGATTATTATCCACCGGAACGCGTATCACACGCAGTGGAAATGCTGATTAAAAATCCATCGGCAATGTGTGCCGGCAGCAGCGAAATGTATATTTATTTTAAAGACACGAATCAAATGGTGCAATTTGGCCCTTATGGACCGAATCATGCGACGGCGGGAACATTTGCATTTCGAAAAGAGTTGTTGTGTGGCGGGCACCAATACAACAACGACGCGTGTTTAGCGGAAGAGCGGGAATTTTTAAAGGGATACACGGTTCCATTTGTTCAGCTGGACTCTATGAAGACGATTTTGGTTTTTTCTCATCGACATAATACGTTTGATAAACGCGGATTATTAAAGGATCCGTTTAGTAATGTAATGCGTCTCTCTGAAAAGACGGTTGGTGATTTTATAAAAGATGAAAATGTTGTGGATTTTTTTACGAATCTTGAACCGCTGCTTCTTGCATACCCGTGCGGCGAACCTGAAATGAAACCGGATGTTATGAAGGAAACGAAAATATTGATGAAAAAAAAAGAAGAAATGAAACGAGCTATTAATGAAAAACAGGATGAAAAAAAAAGGCAATACAATGAAATTTCAAAAAAAAATCCTGAAATATTTCAAAAAATTGAATCCCAACAAGAAATGATTTTCGGATTACAAGATGAGAATTATAAATTGAAAGAACAAAATCGGCAATTGAAAGAACTTTATAGTAAATCTCTTCGAGAGAATGCAGAATTGAAAAAAAAGATATAAAACATTTCATTTTAATTTATTTAATTAATTCACTATTACTCACATTTTTCTTTATTTTAGACATTGTTTCTCACGCTGACGACATCGAACAACTCAAAAACCTTTAATATATGCAACATATTAATCAAGATCAAGAAGATAAAGTCAAAATAAATGGACTGAAATTCCTTTTGAAGAGTCAAGTATACGAAAAATATAAGAAATACAAAAATCAACGAATAGTTATTCATTTTATTTTTTATTTTTTCACTTGTAATTTCCGACTCTGAATCCGACGACGACGTCTCTGAACCTGAATCCGACGTCTCTGAACCTGAATCCGACGACTCTGAACCTGAATCCGCTCTTTCTTTTTCTGATCCAGATTCAGAATCTGTTTGTGTCTTGTTTGAATCGGTGGATTCAGATTCGCTTGAATCGCTTGATTCTTCATACTTCTTTTTCATTATTTTATTATAAAGCGAAAACATTATATATTGGCCCTTTTTTGAAGACCAGTATCCGACTTCATCATTTGTGTCAACATCGTAAAGATAAGGAACACTATCCTTGGATTTAATATAATAAGGGTGTCCGTTAATTTCCATACGCACAGATTCAGATGAGATTTGTGTTGATTGGTGTGACATTTTGATTTTGAAAAGTGTGTCGTCGTCGGTTCGTTTATTTATCGGTTGTTATTTACTTGCTCTATTCATCATGCAATAACAGTTTTCAATTTTTTTATAAATACGATCTAAATTCCATATAATAAAAATAAAAATATTTAATATGAATATAATATATACATATTAAAAGTAAATAAAAATATAAAACTAGAAAATATAATGGTTTTCCTTTTTTTATTAGATGCAACATGTAGTATTATATGTAAGTGCGCATTTAAACTTGGAACATGGGTTGTCTATAAATCATACGACGGAGTATATTATTTATACAGTGGCACATATAACAATACGAATAATAATAATAATAAAACAATTAAAAAATCAAATACTGGCGAAGATGCAGATTTAGAAAATAAAAAAAACGAAATTGATTTGTCGCATTATGTAATCATAACCGAAGAAGAATATGATGGTTTAAAAAACAAAAATGATAAAAGTAAAATCCATAAACGAAATGTATCATCATTAACTAAAAAAATGGTTGCGAGCAATCAAGAGTGGAAATGTGGATCGTGCAACCAAACGCTCGATTATACGTATGAAATCGACCACCACATTCCGCTATTTAAAGGAGGGAGTAATGAAGTGGGTAATCTAATTGCATTGTGCAGGAACTGTCACGGAAAAAAAACACTACTCGAAAATATTTGATTGTATCAAATATAAGTTAATTTAACTATTAGTATATTTGATAATTAAATTATATTTGATATATATAAATATATAAATATATAATACTCAATTTAAAAATGCATGGTTTTAATAATAAAAAAATAATTAAATGGGTGGAAGAGTGGGAAAATATATTAAAACCAGATTGCATTTATTGGTGTAATGGTTCTAATGAAGAATATGATAACTTATGTCAGCAACTTGTAAAATGCGGAACGTTTAAAAAACTTAATCCAAATATAAGACCCAATTCATATGCAGCAAATAGTGACCCGGAAGACGTTGCTCGAGTAGAAGATCGAACATTTATTTGCTCAAAAAATTCTATTGACGCAGGCCCTACAAATAATTGGTGCGATCCCGCCATAATGCGTAACAAATTATTATCATTATACAACGGCGCAATGAAAGGGCGAACAATGTACATTATTCCATTCAGCATGGGTAATCCAGAATCTAATTTTTCTAAATTCGGGTTACAAATCACAGATTCGGCGTATGTAGTTGTAAATATGAAAATTATGACACGAATGGGAAAATATATTTTAGAATTATTAAACGCAGATGACGATCGAGAGTGGGTCCCTTGTATTCATTCAGTCGGCGCACCACTTATAGAAAAAGCAATGGATGTTCCGTGGCCGTGTAATAATAAAAATAAATACATTGTTCATTTTCCAGAAACTCGTGATGTTTGGTCTTTTGGTTCAGGATATGGCGGCAATGCACTATTGGGCAAAAAGTGTTTTGCCCTGCGCATAGCTTCTCTCATGGGGCGCGACGATGACTGGTTAGCAGAGCACATGTTGATTTTAAAATTAACAAACCCAGAAGGGCGTGTTAAATACATTGCCGCTGCATTTCCTTCTGCGTGTGGTAAAACAAATTTGGCTATGATGGTTCCATCCATTGTTGGTTGGAAAGTAGAGACAATCGGAGACGACATATGCTGGATGAAATTTAGTGCAGATGGTAAATTATACGCCATTAATCCGGAAAATGGTTTTTTTGGAGTAGCCACCGGAACCGGATGGAATACAAATGCAAATGCTATGCACACATTACATTCAAATTGCTTATTTACAAATACGGCAACTACAGTCGATGGAGATGTTTGGTGGGAAGGAATGACTGAAAGTAAACCGGATTTTTTAACTGATTGGCGAAATAAAGAGTGTAGTTTTGATTCTGATTTAAAAAACAATTTACCGGCCGCTCATCCTAATTCACGTTTTACAGCTCCTGCGAGTCAGTGTCCGTGCATTGCGACAGAATGGGAACACATGAATGGTGTGCCAATTTCAGCAATTATTTTTGGCGGGCGTCGTAGCACCACAATGCCGCTAGTTGCCGAGGCATTCAATTGGGAACATGGTGTATTTTTGGGTTCGGTTATGGCAAGCGAAACAACTGCAGCTGCTGGTGGCGAAATAGGTAAATTACGGTTTGACCCAATGGCGATGTTGCCGTTTTGTGGATACAATATGGCCGACTATTTTACTCATTGGCTGAAAATGGGTAATACAAACAATGATAACGACAATGGCAATGACAATGACAATGACAACAAGTCAAATAACGAGCTACCAAAAATTTTTATTGTAAATTGGTTTAGGCGTAATGAAAATGGTAAATTTATTTGGCCAGGATTTAGTGAAAATTCAAGAGTATTGAAATGGATATTTGATCGGACTGATGGTAAGTTAGATGCGAAGGAAACGCCGATTGGATATTTGCCATACGCGGATGATATTGACACCACATCATTGAATGTTTCAAAAGCCGATATTGAATCCATTATAGATATAGATGTAAACGGATGGAGAGAATATATTATTCAAATTAAAGAATTTTATAGTAAATTTCATGACCGTATTCCAGATAAACTTTATAAAATATTAAATATTTTAGAAAACAATTTTAATTTGCAATTATTGAACAAGTAAAAAAATATACAAATAAAAATAAAAATAAAACAGTATTATAAATAAAAAATAAATAAAAAGTAAATAAACTAGTAAAATAGTAAAATGGTTTATGTCAAAGGACGAAGTTTATGCAGGGGGAATTGCCCTCTACCCGTTTTTCAATATAATATAGATAATGCCAATACAAGTTTGGTGCCGAGGTTCGTAAGAAATACTATTATTATCAACACATCACGGTTTCAAGGCGGAGGTCGACTGCAGTTTGCAAATCAGCAGCTGAATGCTTTTGGAAAATGGGCGGGATGTCCGGGTGGTTCTGGACCCGGATATTCTTCTACTAATCGTTACATTCCTAATCAAAATACCAGCGTTGGTCCGGCAGTCGGAGGTCCTCAAACGATTTGTTTTTCGCGTTGTTGATCATCTATCGCATTCGCAATAATATGCGTAAATGTAGAATTATATTTAAATTTAGCAAAATCTTATTATTTTATTTTCTTATGATAAAGTATAAATAAAATATATATTTAGTAATTTCATAACAAAAATGGTTAAAAAAGGTTCTGATGGAATGTACCACCTTGCAGGACATACATATTCTGTAATTCGAGGAGCTAGGTCTCAAGTTATGCACGGCACCGCCTACAAAACTGTAGGCGGTTTGACGAAGAGTCATCTCATGTACAACAAGTATGGCCGAATCGTTTCCAGACGCAAACACGCAACCGCCAAACGCGAGAATCGTCTTAAAAAAGCTGGATGGGTTCCGATTGGTAAAGGGAAATTTGGTTCCGTTTTTGTCGGTGATAAGAAAACGCGTAGTAAGCGTAGTTCAAGCAAAGGTCGCCGCGGCAAGTCACACAAAAAACATTAAGTGACATTAAGTGATAGATTTATAATAAATGATAAGAAATAACGTCATGAAAATTCACAAAAAAATGAATAATAAAGTAAATGTTTCTTCTTTTTATTATTAATATAAAATAAATTATATATATTATATAATTTATTATGGACAATATAAAATTAAAAAAATTAACTTTTATTGATATAACGACTTCTGTTAATCATAAATTTATTAAAAATAGAGCAATTGGCGCAAGTGAATATCAATGTTATAATCTAATGGAAATATTATCGCATGCGCACTCAATAACTTGTTATAATTTAAATAAAGATGTAGTTAACATTGACAATATTTTATACAAATCATTTGAAAATGATTTATTAAATGATGACATTGAAATTGATTCTGTTATAATAGTGCAACGCATGCTTCCAAACATAAAAAATAAAATATACAATAAAATAAAAAATAATAAAATACTTTTATGGATTCATGATTTAGTGGAAATGTATGTATTTATGTGTAACTATAATAGCGAAGAACAAGCATACTATAAAAATAATGAACGATTTAGAGATGAAATATTAAGAGAATTTTATGAAAATAAAAATATAAATTTTATATTTGTAAGTAACTTCATAAAACATAAATTTGTAAATTATTTTAAAAATTACGGGTTTATAATAGAACAATCGAGATTACATGTAATATATAATATTATGTATGAAGAAGAATATGCAGGTGTAAAAAATGACATTATTCCAGTAAATAAAAATTATATTACATATGCGTCAGCATGGCAAAAAGGAATAGAACATGTTATAAATGTATTTGATTATGCAAAAAAATATGATCGAGAATTGAAACTAGTTTTACTTTCTCCTGGTTATGACTGGAATAATTGGACTAGTTATGCGAATGATCTAAAACAAAAATACGGTAAAGATGTAATCATTCATGGTCCCGTAGATAAATTAAAATATTCAAGAATAATTAAAGAATCTCTTGTTGTTTTATCAACAATATTTGAAGAAACATTTGGCTGCGTTTTTGCAGAGAGTTATTATTTAGGAACACCTGTAATAGCCGACCACAGAAGCGGAGCCATTAGAGAAATTATAGATAACAATTTTATAGTTAATTTTGATAATAAAAAAGAAACGTTTAACAAAATTATGGAGGTAAAAAATAATAGAAACAATATGAATGTACACTTGAATTCAAAATTTGGTTTGGAAGAAAATTTGAAATTATGGAATAGTATTATAAATTATAAATATAACATAGTAGATAAAGTAAAAAATTTTCGAGGACATTATAATTTATGCGAAGGAACAGTAAAAAAGTATATTGAATATATTAAAAATAGTGACATACTTGACATTGGAAGTAATGTTGGTTTTTTTAGTGAAGCGATTATAAAGAATACAACTTATAAATCAATTCATTTGTTTGAACCATCAAAAGAATATTATGAACACGGTAAGCATTTATTACAACAGTATAATAATATGTATTTTAATAACTATGGTTTAAGTGATACAGAATATATAAGAATTTTATATAAATCACCAACAGACAATATAGGATGGAACACTTTTCTTGAAAAAGACCCTAATCAACCAAATAATTTTATTGATTATATGATAAAGGAAGAATGTATTTTAAAAAAATTAGATGATTATGAAATAGATAATATAGATTTTATAAAAATCGATGTAGAAGGTTTTGAAAATCAAGTTCTAAAAGGAGGAATGAATTTAATTTCAAAACATAAACCATATATACTAATAGAAGTTGGATGGGGGACTAATCATCCTAATTGGAAAGATTGTGAAAAACAATATAATAAATTATTTGAACTTGGGTATAAAAAAGTAATTTTTAAAGATTACACAGAAGATGTATTATTTGAACCTATATAAAAATGAAACTATATTTAATTTTAATAAAAAATATATAAGTATTAATAATATAAATAATATAATAAACATAACAAATATGGATGATATTTCAATTGGTTATTTAAGTTGGAAACGTCATAATGTTCTAGAACAAACTTTAAAAAGTCATATAGATAATGGCTTATTTGACCTTATAAAAAAAAATAACAGAATCATATTTTTCCAAGAAATATCAGACATTGATAAAATAATAGCAGATAAATACCAATGTATACATTTTGGAGAACCAGATAATATAGGTATATTAAATGGATTTATAAAATTATTAGAAAAATGCAACACGGAATATTTTATTTTTTCAGAAAATGATTGGTTGCTTATAGAGAACGGCGAAGTTACTAAAAATATATTAGAAGATTGTTTAGAGCTTTTAAATAATAATTATTGTAACGTAATCAGATTGAGAAGTTCTTCGAACCCCGGAAAACCCTTGTATTCTATGCCAACGGATGTTGAAGAATGGCAACGGCAAAATGTTAACGATTTTCCATATAAATTAGAAAGTTTAACATGGGTAAATGAACCAAATCATGTTTATAATAATATATTGGAAGAATTTAGTAATAATTATAAATGGTACATTACTACATTAAAAAATCAAAAATGGTCAAATAATATTTTCATTGCAAAAACTGAATTCTTGAAAAAAACAATATTACCCTTGATTGCAATATGTAAAAATAATAATAATGATAAATATACAGGATTGGAAGACATTTTAACAAATTATAATAATTACCTAAGTATAAATGATGAGCTAGATTGTATTATAAAAAATTATTCAAATATAAAAATTGCTGGAGGTAAGGGACTATTCATGCACAAAGATTATATATAAGTTGGCAGCGGCGACTTGTACACATTCATTCGTGTAAAAAGTATATACGCAAAAAATGGACATTTATTTTAAATAAGGAAATATATTTTAATTTAAATAATTTTTTATTAAATATTATTTAAAATAAATTATATATTAAGAATATAGATAATCTAGTAGAAGTAGAATGGGATACACGAGAGATAAAAAAACCGGTCTATACAATATTAAAGGAAACACATACGAAAAAATTCGCGGATCACGAACGCAAGTTATAAATGGAACTGCCTATATGACAACCGGTGAACTTACAAAAAATCAACTGGTTTACAGTAAAGAGGGATACATTGTCAGCAAAAAAAAACACATTACCGCAAAAAAAGAAATGCGTCTTGAAAAATACGGTTACTTTACCAAGAAAGGCAAATTCGGTTCAACGAAGAAAAGAAAATCAAAGGGACGACGGTCACGGTCGCATTCGATGAAAGGTGGTGGAGAAGATGAAAGTGAATTGTAAAGAAAATAAATTTTTTATCATACTTATTTTATATGCTTATTATAAGCATATAAAATATAATAAGCATATAAAATAATAAGCATATAAAATAATAAGCATATAAAATAAATATGATAAAAAATATTTATAATCCGCTATCTGAAGAAGAGCAAAAAAATATCGTTGATTATTTTAAAAAAAATGTAGTCAATGCATCTTTATTAGTAAATAATAAAATAATGTTTGATTATGTTGGATTGAAACTACCTCCAAAAGAAAAAGCTTTATATTATTTGAATCATGCGAGTAATAGTAACTCGATTCCCCCTCCCGAAAGAATGGCAGAAGTAAGAATATATGAAGTTGAAAAAGATAAATATACTGAATATATATTACTTTTAGAAGAAAATAATGTGGTTAAAATTGTTGAAACTAATGTTATCAAAGGAGCAAGACCAACATATAAAGATTATAATGAAGATACGGCAACAAGTGTCGCATTAAAAGACAAACGTGTGATTCAAGCTTTACTTGATTCCGGTGTTACAATGGAAGAAATGACAAATATCGCCTTTGACGTGAATGTTGATGGTAGAATTTACAAAGCGCAACCCTGTAAAAATATAAAAGAATGTAATAAATTACGCACTGACGATAATCCGAATATTACAAATATTTTATATAGGACAACACCACGACCTCATTCATATTATTTAATTCCTTATTTAAAAACAACCCCATATTTAAATTCATTTTATAATCAACCAGTATCAGATATAATGATATTATATAATGCACTAACTAATACAATACTGGATGTTTATAAAGAGGGAGAAAATATACCTATTCAAAAAAATAATCCTGATTGGAATTCGAGACCAACAGGCAATCTTTTAAATAAAGTTACTAATACTATAGAAAACAATACAAATAATTTTACTATAAATGATAATGTTGTTGAATGGAGTGACTGGAAATTTACAATTGGATTTCATGAAACATTCGGTTTAGTTTTACATAATGTTTCTTTTTTAGATAGAACCGGTTGGATTGCTGATAATAATTCAAAACCTATAAGAAGGGATATATTATATCAGGCCAATATTGCGGAATTAATTACAACGTATGCTGCAAATCCTAAAATTCAAAATCAATCTAATCTTTTACAGCTTGGTGAATACACCGCTGGAAGATTTACAAGAGGACAAATAAAAGGGATTGACTATCCTCAATATGCTTCATTGTTAAGTTTTTATTTTACAAGACCAAATGGTGATGTTCGTTTTAAAAAAGATATTGTAAGTATATACGAAAAAGATCCCGGATTTTTATGGCGGTTTAATAATTTCGGAAACAATAAACAAGGTCAAACAGGAATTGAATTACATGTTTCTACTTTATACAGCGTTGGTAATGATGATTTTACTTTTAGTTGGATATTTTCACTCGATGGCAAAATAAAATTTGAAGTTTGTAATTCCGGTGTTCTTAGGACATTGGCATCTAAATCAGATTCTGTAAAATCAGCAAGCGATGTTTTGGTTCGACCGAATGTTATAGCCAACTCATACTGTCATAATGTAGTTATGAGATTAGATTTTGCCGTTGATGGTATAAAGAATACAATATGTGAAGTAGATTATAAAAATAAAAAAGACAACAATCTGTTTGGTAATGTTTTTGGTAATGTTTTTATTGAAAAGAAAAAAATGTTAAAATGCGAAAAAAAAGCTACAAGAAACCAAAATTTTGATCTACAACGAGCATGGATAGTATATAATAAAAAATCAATCAATTATATGGGGAATAGTAGGGGATATAAACTCGAACCCGGATTTAGTATGTTCAAACTGTATAACCCAAATCAAAGAGTATGTAAAAGAGCAAACTATTTACTAAATACCATTAATGTTTCATTATATAGAGATGAAGAATATTATCCTATTGGAAAATATCCAGTTGAATCTGAAAAGGATTTTGGTATTCGCAAGTATATTAAAAACAATGAAAGTATTGTAGACAAGGATTTGGTTGTATGGTATTCATTTGGGATGTCTCATAAACCAACTCTTGAAAATTATCCATACGTAAATAAACAAACATTCGATTTCAGTATTACCCCTCACAATTTTTTTAATGAAAATCCATCTTTATATATAAATAATCCATCGATCATGTCCTAAATATTAAAAATATGTTATAATATGTAATATAATTAAAATAAAATATATAATTATATTACACATTATATTAAGACGTTCCAGTCAAGACATGGAACATCAGCAGCCAATAGAAACAATATACGGAACAAGTTTAAATTTGGATATACCTGTGTTGAAATGTAAAGGGGGGGGGCAGAACCTAGGGAAGACGAAGTGGATTGTCAACCAACTGCTGATGCTCCTGATAATAATAAATATCATGTAAATATTATAAATACGTTTGTAGATTTTTTTGTTCAATATTATAATAATACTGTAGATGATACCGTAAGTGATGATGGTAAAAAATTTGGTAAATATTTGCAAAGTGTATTACAACTAAAAAAAATAATGTATTCATTCACAACAGAACATAAAGAAGATAAATATAGACCAATTGTTGATTATATAAAAGAACAAAATTATGCTGATAAAATAAAATCTAGTTTTGGTATGGTATCAAATATGGGTCGTGGTAATATGAAAGTAAATGTTGAAACTTCGGTACCGTTTCAAAAAAAAGTCAATTTATATTTACTTGTCCTTTCGTATAACGTTCTTTCATTTAGTGGCATATTAGGAATTGATATTATAGAAATAGACGTTATCATTGAAGAAGAAAAAAAGAAAGGAGAACAAAGTTTTATTTTACAATTTTTGCCAAAAGATATAGAACATTCATGTTTTCACGCCATTCAACTTTTATTTAATAGAAATGAAATTGATACACTTATAATTCGAAAAATTAATCAAATGGCGGAGGCGCATAACGCCGGAGGTTCAAAACGTTTTCAGAAAAAATACAATAAATATCGAAAACACAAATCTCGAAAACACAAATCTCGAAAACACAAATCTCGGAAACACAAATCTCGGAAAAGTAATAAAAAAAACGCAAAAAAAAATAAGATGTTTTAGGACATGGATAACAATATAACAATACAATCAACATAATTATTCTGACTCCAAAATAAACTGATTCAGAACAAAATTGATACCATAGTAAGTGCAAGAAAATAAAACACTTATAAAAAGTAGCCCAGAGAGATTATGATTTCCGTCCTTGTTAAAAATGCTGGGTAAATACATGAGCAAATATTTACGCATAATTGGTAGCTGGAATGTGAAGTAGAGAATGGCTAGAAGAATCGGGACTTGTAATGTGTCGTAAATGACGTCGAGAGATTCTGACTGGTTTACCATTTTAGCGCGATGGTCCATATAAGAACGAGTATTTTCATGGTGTTCGCGTATATAATCCACGTGATCTCTCGGAATATAATTTGGAACAGTTTGTTCATCCGAAATGACGGATTCGGTATTTCTAGGAACATCACGAATGGGTAGAGCCGTGAGTCCAGAACTTGTGGCGCGTTGCAATCCCGTCACCAATTCGTTTACGTTGATATTGGTTGCTACGGTGGTTTGATGTTGTTCTTGTTGTTGTTGCTGTTGCTGCTGTTGCATCGGTGCCCCCCCTGAAATATTCGGATTGTATGTTTGAACAGGAATTTCCAGTTTCTGATTCTGAACAATGCCAGACCCGTGTGTAGCGCTTGCAGGAGCTCCGGGCAAATCATCGATACTTGTTGTGTCGCTCATCTTTTTTATTTTATTATTCTATAAACAAACTCCTTAAATGTTGTGTTGTCGACGACGCGTGGAGGAAATAAATGAATATGAATAAATTCTTATAATTTTCTTCTAAATATATGGAATAAAATTATACTATATCATATTACGCAATCCGTTGCTCAATTCCACCGTTTTTTTATTTTGGTCGCATTTTTGGGTCGAAATTTTATACTTGTAACATTCGTTTCCGTATTTGTAAATTTGTCCGTTTGTTACATCTTTTATAGGCGGCGACTCAAAGTGAATACAATTTCCATCTTTGCACGCCTTTCTAAATAATGCGGCAAGTCCGAGCCCGAGAATAATAGATAGAATGTATTTGCTATTCGACTTGTGTATCCATTCTTGTATGTTGATCATTGTTCTGTCAATTAATATTGTTAATATTATTACATGCTATTTTTTATTTTTACTTAATTTTTACTTGTTGTATTTTAATTCAAGTAATTTTCAAACAATTCTCTTGTGCTCATCATTGATTTATCAACATCTTTAACACTCCCTAAACTCACATTCAACTCTGTAATATCTACATTTACAACATTTTTCGTGTATAAATAATTTAATATTTTCTTACCATTTTCTAAATTTATTCCGCCACTATCAACTGTCCCGGTGGATGGTATATATTTTGGATCGATACAGTCCACGTCAAACGATATATGAAATGGCGATTTTCCCACAAATTGTTCGATTTTTGCAAGTGCCGATGGTAAATCACTATTTATTTCGGATGGCGTAATTGTTTTAATATTGTATTTATAAATAATGTCAACTTCAAACGGGTCCAAACAACGCGTTCCAACAAATAATAAGTTTTCAAGCTTGAGTTTATTTTTTATAAAAGGGAAATCTCCATTTACATCTTTGTCTATTCCGGTTATAAAACTTAAAGGCATTGCATGATAATTTTTAGCGAGCGCGCTATCATACGTATTGATATCTCCGTGAGCGTCAAAATATATTACTTTTGCGTTTGGGTGTTGGTTTAGCGTGTCTGCCATTGTTGCAATTGCCATAGAATGATCTCCGCCTATGTTTATTTTTGGACTTTTTATTGCCTTATTTGCATTGTAAAGGTTAATAATATTTTTATATAAATCATTTGTCATTTTAATTTTTACGAAGGAATGATCTTTGTGATTTATCAGTTTCGAAAATTTGCTTGGCGTTTTATCTACACCCGGTTTATTTTGTCCTAAACTTTCTGGATAAAGAACTATTTTTTTGAATTTATGTTTGATGTATTTAAAATCTTTACCTCGTGAAAAAAATAACCTTCTTGTTTTAAAATTATTTTTATTTTTATTATACGCGTAATCTTTTTTATTATTTTTTTTTACTGTGTGACACTTGTACATTATATTACAGTTCGCTTTTCCATATTTTGTAATTTGACGATTATAAGAAGCAACACTACAATTTTTTTGTTTTTTAATTCTCATCTTTTATTTATTTATCAAAAAAATAATATATATAATATATAACTTATAAAATTTACTTTACATAAATATAAAATTTACTTTACATAAATATAAAATTTATTATATATATAAAAGGTTTGATCAAAAAATAAGAAGTTACTAATACTAATAAATATAATATATACATAATATACATATACTATTATGAAATATCTCTCTATAAAAACATTCATTATAAGTTTTCTTGTAGGCATGTTGTTCATTCACTTATCTTCACCGTCTCAGCGGTCGGTTGTCGTCTACCCCACCGTCGATAATCAAGACATGTTTCAATACAAGGACATGGCCGACAACTGTTTTTCTTTCAACCCCGATACCGTCAAGTGTCCATATTTAGATAACAATGTTAGCGTTATTCCGCCCCAAGTTTAGAGGCGCGCGCGGTTACAAACTGCATATGCGTTTATTCTGCCGATACATACTAACCGTATTGGTCTGACTGCAAATCGGCGGCTGGTATTTGTTTTTCAGAAAAAAAGGCGTGTCGCTGCTTCCTGTGAATCTGCACGCGCTTGCCGCCTCATTTCCAAACGCGGTTCGAAGAGAATTGGCATTTGTATTGATCGCATTGAGTTTTAATCTCTCGATTCGGGTGCTGCTATCCACCGCACCTTGAATTGAATATTGGCGGTTATTCGGTTTAAAAATAACGGTCGATGCGCCGCCCGTATTATTATTGCACGCATACGGATTCACGCGCGGTTTATACGTGTCATTCGTTCGATACACTTGAGGACCGGTTGCGCTGCTGGTCGGCCATAATAGTTCAGAATCGGCGCCGGTATATGCAACGCCTGTCGCGCGATTAATGGACGCGTTTTGCTGATACGTTTTGCAGCGGGATTTTAGGTATCCGGTCGTGTCGGAATAATACGCTCGACTTAAAAGCGTGGATGCGCTTCGAACCACGTTATTTTGCGGATTGCAGCCAATGCACTTGGTCGCATAAATTCCGGTATTAATTTCATATGCGTCGTCTCCTTGTCCAATGCTAACGGTTCCTTGATTCTCGACAATGGTGCCCGACGCTTTTGGCACAGAGGTAAAATGTTCGCTAATTGTGTAAGAATTTCCACCGGGTTCAACGCACTTGCAATCCGAATTGGCTCCAAGATACGAAACGGCACCCGGGCGGTCTATTAATAAACCAATGGTTGCCATTCTTTTCCCCGATGATGATGAAGCAACATACGCTTCCGGATTTGTAATTACACCGGTGACTGTATTCATTGCATTGGCAACCGCGGTGGGAACATGCTGGCGTCTCCAGTGTTTTATAGGGCGCGCCTTAAATTCCGGGCCTTTAAACTCATCTTGGTTTATATTTGACGGGATGCCGTTCGTATTTGGGCGATGGAGTCCAGGAACCGAACTGTTTGCTGTTTTAGTTTTCGTAGCATAATGGGGCACCCTTGTTGTGACAAGCGAATTGGATGTCCTAAAGTTTAATGGAGCGCTCTGTTTTGGAGTATTTACAACCGGAGTAGTCATTGTATTGTATTGTATTTTTGTATTTGTATTTGTATATATATATATTGTTTAATAATAAAAATATATATATTTTTTGTATTACTAATTTTTATTTGTTATTTCTTTTTACTCTTGTTATTTCTTTTTACTCAATGTCTTCTTCTTCTTTTGACGGAATGAACGTCTTCTTTTGACGGAATATTTTCTTCTTTTTGTCAAACGTTTTGCACCACCTTCTGCTATTGCCGTCTTACTTTTTCTTTTTTCTATACATTCAGGACAAGCAGATTTTCGTAATAATGCACCTGTTTTGCCTTTTGTATGTGTAGGATCACGACAATACGCATTTCCACAAACCTTACAACGAAATTTCTCAGTATTATGCTCACACAATGATACGCCATAACATTCCTTACATCTAACATCTGGCTTTAAATGTTTACATATATACATTGGCCAACGAGGATCTGCCATAGCAAAATAAACATTAGAACCAAATTTATTATACAAGGCGTTAATCATTTTTGCACATGAAATGCAACTTTCTTTATATTTTGATTTATGGCGCGCGTGCGATTCTTCAATTGGGGTTGGGGTTGCTCTTAACTGAATCGCAAGAGCGCGCTGCTCGTCAGTATCGGCATCTCGATTAGCTTTATTCATCTCTAAAGTTTTAATCTTCCTGGCCATTGGACCTATTTCATCTTCATCTTGTTCTTCCTCTGCAACAAAAGCTCCTTTATAAAAATCATGCGGACCTAAAGCCCCTTGACCAAAAGCATCGTCCGCAACAAAATCCTGCAGATTTAAAGGTTCGTCATCTAAGTCGCCGGCAAAAACTCCTTCCCCAAAATCAGTATCATGAAATGGATCCTCGTCCATATTTTATTTATTAATATATATATATATTGATAAATAAAATAAAAAGGATTTTATTTTATTTTATCGAATGTATTTTTATCGAATGTATTTTTATCGAATGTATTTTTATCGAATGTATTTTTATCGAATGTATTTTTATCGAATGTATTTTTATCGAATGTTTATTTAGTTTGTGATTTTGATCTTGATCTTGATCTTGATCTTTTTGAACGAGATCTTCTTGAATTCGATTTTCTTGACTTTGACCTTGATTTTTGATACCTTTTTTTTGACATTTTTCTACTCTTACCTCCTTTAAAAAAATCAAAAAAAGATGATTTTTCTGGTTGTTGTGGTGGTGGTTGTTGTGGTTGTGGTGGATTTTCAGCGAGATACTGGCGACTTCTGATTTGTTCAATTTCGTAGTTAGATGGTTCCGGACGCTGAACAATCGCACCAACTTCTTGATCTGCCCCATCATATGAATCTACCATTTGTTGTAAGCGACGAATAGAGTCAGCATACAATGTTTTATCACGTTTATTTAGTGTTGAATATAATCTAATTAATTCCCTAAGCTCAGGTAACTCAAATTTACAATCTACAAGTTCGTCAAAAGTATATACCTGGAGAAAAGTAGAAAGAGGAAGCTCTTTTTTAAATCTATAGAAAGTTTCACACGGATCTTCAGAATTACGAATATCTTTTAACATTTGTATATTATGTTGTAATTCACTACCTGCCATTTCTTGCAGTCGTGTTTGTTCTTCTGAAGTAGGAGATTCTACACCGAAATAATCAAGTAGTGACATTTTTTATTTTTAATTTTATTTTTAATTTTATTTTAATTTATACAAATATTTTATTATAATTTTATAAATAAATTATAATAAAATATAGACACATACATGTTTAATTTATAAAAAATATGAAAAATTATCCTAAAGATTCATATAAAGATTATAATTCAAAGGTAAACTAATTATACCGCAAAAGTTCATTAATTGCGAGTTCGCAAGCAATTTGTTCGGCTTTTTTCTTGATTTTGTGCGTGCCTTGTGCGAAAAACACGACAATTTTCGATTCATTTTTTACAATGGAGTGAATACTTGCGAATGATTTCAAGTCGGAATACTTGTACGCGTTGTGATAATCGGCTTCATAAAATTGCTGACCGAGACACAAGTATACGCCCATTGTGTATCCCGTTTCTACCGTGTGTGAAATTTGGAAATAGTCGGGTGTAGTTTTGAATTCTTTTTGTATTTTGACCTGGAGAATATTTTTATAATTGTCGTCATTCTTGATGAGACTCACCCAGTCAATGTGCGTATTGAATACGTTTTCAATGAACAGCTGCGCCATTTGAAATCCGGGACCAGTAATAAACAGATTTTTAAACCACTCGTCTTCATCTTTCACTTCGATTTTATTGAAATCGAGAAAGAGGGCGCCGATGAATGCTTCGAATAAACAACCGAGTTTTTTGAGATTGGTTCTGGTGTGTTTTTCCTCGGCGTGTTTTGAAATAACGAGCCACTTATGAAGACCCATTTCATACGCGATTTTACCGATGGATTCATTTTTTACGATGGCTATTTTTTTTTCCGTCATGAATCCTTCGTTCTCTTTAGGAAAACGGCGATAAAGGATGTATTTTGCTATGCATTCGAGGACTCCGTCTCCTAAGAATTCCAAACGTTCATTTGATTTAGTTTTTAGGGGCATACAATTTTCTGGTTTTTCAGCAATGGTGATATTTTCCCGCAAATTATCAGCCAGGGGGCGTTTTGTGTAGGACTTGTGAATGAATGCGCGCCTATAAAGTTGAATATTGTTGACGGTGGGTATAGGAACGCCATATTTTTGAAGAATAAATTGAACATCGCTCAATGTAATCTCCACATTTTGTTCATTATAAGGGTTGAACATCATTCCGCCATTTTCAGTGTATACAATGTCTTCTTCGTATTTTAGGAAAGTTATCGGCGGATTGGCGCTTTTGCTGCCGTTGTTGCCATTGTTGTTGCCGTTGTTGCCATTGTTGTTGCCGTTGTTGCCGATATTTCCATGTGATAATTCGGTCATAGTTGGAGTTGGGTTACTAAAATGCTTTTTTATATATACTCGGGGCGGTATTTTTAAATGATTTTACGATATATTAAGCAATTTTCAATTTTTGTTGGAAAGGAAATAAATAAATTGGAAATAAATAAATTGGAAATAAATAAATTGGAAATAAAAATAAAATATTTATACAGTATATAAAAAGAAAACAATCAAAATGGTGTTAATGAATGCAGGAAAAGCCGCGAGGTATCAACAGAGTATAAAGAACAACAATGCAAAGAGTTACGGATTAAAGATGGGTGGTCTCACCCCGCTTGTCGGCAGAGGGCAGTTTGCAAACATTGCAATTCAACAAAACGGCGCATATTGTGGCTGCATTCCTTACGAGTTCAACGCCGGTATTCTTTACATGAAACAGAGGAGCATCTTCCAGGTTAATCAGTCAAGTTCTGGTGGTGTGGGCAGAATGTATACTCAGGCCGGCATTAACAATGCTTTAGGATGAAGCAAATAAGAATAAGAAGTTGAGAGATAGAGAGAGCGGAGAGAAATTAAATAAAGATAATAAAATAAAAGATAAAAGCAGGTAAATATAAAATAGTGATAAATATATATTTAACAATATTTTATACATTTTTAATTCCAATAAATTCCAATAAAATCCAATAAAATCCAATAAATTCATAATGAAAATGAATGAAAACGAGCTTCAAAAAATGGAAAATTATAACAAGGTAATACTCGACAATGAGGACGAGATTTATTCAAGGTATACAAATATTATTATTCAGTATTTATTACTTGGAATTGAGAAAATAAAAAATCATGATGCAGAATATGTAAAATATATTTTAATAAAGGGACTATTTACGATATCCTATGTGTTCAAGATGTTATTAATGTACACTTGTAATTTACAATTGACGTATCATCACTGTCAGAAGTCGTATTCTTACTACATTGAGTTTATCGGACAAATCGGAGATGATGCCGTGACGTATTTACAGTTGAATTCAAAAGACGCGGCATTATTCGTATACAAAAAAACAATATTCGATATTTCGGATGAAATAAAGAAAAAATATACAGAACATGATGTAAATGAAAAAAAAAACAAACACGTGTCGATAATGATTGACGTTTACAACAAGATAATAGAAACTGAAATAACGCATTTGAATTCCGAGCAGTTAAAAAATACAGAATTTATAAATAGGATATACACAAGCATTGGGCGCGTAAACAGTAAACTGTGTAAACTGTATTACTCAAGTGGGAATTCAGAAAATTCAAAAGGAAACGAAAAAACGACGAACGAATTGGTTAATAATGGCGGTGATACAAGCACAAGCACAAACACAAGCACATTTTTTAAAAAAATAGTTTATATTAAAAAATTTTGCGATATAGTTGTTTTAAAAAAAACATCTAATAACGTAATCATAAATGTGGATAATGGCAATAATAGTAACAACAATGGCGTCGACTATTATAAAGATTACATAAAAATGATTGAATATTTTACTAAGAAAATAAGAAAAATAAACGATTTGCCCGATGCGTTTGAACAAGATTTGATAAAAAAAAGTTTTTCCGAACAATTTGAAGAAAAAATAAAGTTGCATAATGTATCGAAATTTATAAACTGGATATTTTTGTATTCATGAATAGAGTTAAGAGCTGTTTATAATGGTTCGTGTTCTTAGTTTTGGAACATGTTTTTTTACGACATTGTCGTCGGGTTGAATAATATGAGAATAAATATTTAAAAATTCAACACGGAATAATTCTTTGATAAAATCGTAAATGTCGTGTAGCACATAATCTTCGCATTTTCCGACAATAAGAACACTACCGGTTCGAAAGATCATGAACGAGATTTCAATGTAATCGGGTAAATTTGTGGCGGGTTGTTGTCCGTTTTGAATGCGAACGCAGTCGTCGTCAGTGCGGCCGATGTAATAGAAGAATTTGCACTGAATTCCCGGATAAGAACAAGAATCATAGTTGCTGTTGATTCTGTATTTATATTTGAGTATATTGTAGAGTTTGTCCCTGTCAATGTAAAATCCACAGTTGAAATTCGAATTAATTAGAACCGTTTCGCAGTTGTCTTTTTTACATTCAATGTGTTCGCCGACGATGACTTTTAGCGTGCGAATGAGAATGTCGATGACGTTTTGGAGGGAGTCGTCGTGTTGAATTCCCGGAATCTCGAGTTTCCCGGTATTGAACACTTTAATGTGCATTTCTTTAAAAATGCGTGCATCTGGTGGCGAATTTTCGTCTTCAAGGCGGATAATGAGAACAAAACAATTGAAGAATGCGCGTTTCTTTTTAGATCTGCAATTCAGAATGTCTTTTTTAGAGAGGCCAATATTTATTTTCCGGTGGTCTTTGAATTTGATTCTGCCGTCTGGATTATCAATGTGTTCAATGATTTGTGTTTCGATAAATCCGTCATTCTTGTCGATTTCTTTTTGAGTATGCGCTTCAATTTCTTCGAGCTCTTCTTTTGTCGTGCACGAGAATTTAATTTGCTTTTTAATAATTCCGCTGCATTGTGATGCGTATGACATAATGGGGATATCCCAGAATACCTTTTTTATGTCGATGGGTGTATTCAGAAATGATATTTTTGTTTTTGTTGAAATGTAAATGGGTGAGCATGTTGGAACCAGGGGATCGGCGGCGTCGTCGCGATTGTCGCTATCAGTGTTGTTGTTATTGCCATCAGTGTCATCATTGCCATCAGTGTTGTTTTTTTCAGCGTTGTTGTTGTCATAATTATTATCGCATTCTCTTTCACATTCGGATTTAGCATGCTTATTATATTTACGTTTACATGGTGCATCGGCATGATATGCATTATATGATTCATAGGATGGCATTTGTTTTTTTATTTCATTGTCGCCGCCGCAATGATCATTTTTGTCGTTTTCACAGGGGATTGTTGTGGTTGTTATGATGGTTGTGGTTGTTTCAGCAGTCACTATTTTTTTACACGCATCATTTGGATGACTATCTTTATTTTTGCATGTGCTGTGTTTGTTATATTTGTTGGCATGGCGCATTGACTGCGACTCTTCTTCGCGATCACAGCACCCCACCATCCCCATTAAAAAGTTGGACCACTCATTATCTATATTATTTTCTTCTTTATGCGCCGCGTAAACAATTTTCATACAGGCGCCGTGTCGGGTTGTATTTATTGTATTTTAAGCAATAAATGAAGATATAATATTGTATTTAAGTATATTGCATAATCAATTTTTTATTAATTGACACTTTTAAAACGATAAATAATAAATAAAAACAATAAATAATAAATAATAAATAATAAATAGATCAATAAATCAACTTAAAAGCATCGAGTAAATAAAAATATAAATAATTATCTATTATTTAATTATATTCAATATGAGTTTGAGCAGTCGTTGGTCTCTTTTTTCGAGAGGTGGTGGTGATAAAAACCAAGATCATGTAGAAGGTGGAGACAATACCAATGGGGTAGAAGTATTTTCTGCGAAGAAGGACGAAGAAGAATTTTCTGTCAAGAAGGAAGAAGAAGAAGTTGTAGTAAAGGAAGAAGAAACAGTTGTTGAAACGACTTGTAATCCCGAAAATGATTCCGCAGATTCCGCGGATTTTTTTTGTGGAGAATGTGCAGGTGTAGACGCGGACGCATTGTATGAAAAAGCGAATGAGTGTTATTTAAAAATGTTAAAAATGCGAGTTGCTGTGAAAAATGATATTTGCGATAATAAGAACGACGATGGTAACAATCATTACAAGGGAATTAAAACAGAAGTCATGCCGACAATGCCGGTTCTTTTTATCGAAGAGTTTGTTCCGGCGCCATACAAATTCGGTTCTAAGAAGTCGGCGTCGGCGGTTAGTGTTACCGATTTGCGCGCATACATTTATTATGACTCGTATCGGTGCGTATACGTTTTGAACGCAACGCGTCGGCGTGACGACGAGAATGGGACGGGGCTAGAAAGGAAATTTCCGGATATTCGCATGACGTTCAAGTCGAGAAGTTCGCTGGCATTTTTTTTGAGGCGGTCCACGTGTTCGTGGAAGCACGATTTGAGTGTGACCATGTATTCCATGTATCGCAACGTCATTCATTTGACGACTTGCGGGGCGATGCCGAGTTTTCACAGCATTCACAATTGCCGCAACAAGTTTCGCACGGAGCTATTCGGATACGATGAATGTCACGTATCGATCAAGACGTTTGAGTCGTATTTAAAGGTGTTGAAAGAAGGCGGAGAAGACGGATACTTGTTTCGATGATAGACAATCATGAACATATCGAAACCTTGATGATGTTTACACCATTGAAGATTTAAAATGAGACAAAACCCAATAAAAATCAATAAGAGTGTAAAATAAATTATGACGTTCGTTGAATAAATATTAATGCATAGTAATTAGGGTAATATGGGGTCTGAGTAACTGGTGTACTGCCACCGACTTGTTGATAAATTTCCATGTTTGTATATGCCAAAAAAGTTGTATTTGTTGTGTTATATCCGGAGTCATTGTAAAACCCGGTTTGACTACCACCACCTCCAAAATAATAAGCATGACTATGAGGTGGAATTTGGGATACATTAATCGTATCCGAACCACCCGTGTTTCCAGCACTAAAACTACCAGCGCCAAGTATAAACCTATCACGTAAGTCAGGAGTAGTTCCATTTAACGGAGGAGGACGTGGACTTCCATCACATATCGTAAAACCGCTGGGGATAGAGACAGATTCCCACATAATTATTCCACCAATTGGAATACTGACACCAGAAGGTCCTACAGGTCCTTGTATTCCTTGTTGACCAGTAGGTCCAGTAGGTCCTGGAACAGTGCTTGCGTCGCCAGTTGCTCCTGTTGCGCCGGTTGGGCCTGTATAACCGGTTGGTCCAGTTGGGCCTGTATAACCAGTTGCTCCTGTTGCGCCGGTTGGGCCTGTATAACCGGTTGGTCCAGTTGCTCCAGTTGCACCTGTTTGTCCAGTCGGACCTGTATAACCAGTTACTCCTGTAGCTCCAGTTGGACCGGTAGGTCCTGTTCCTGTAGCTCCAGCAGGTCCGGTAGGTCCCGTTGGACCCACGATGGTCCAAGATCTGACAGCAGAATACGGTCCAATTAGACCGTTTGAATATACTGCTTGAACTCTGAAATAAAGTTGCATTGTAGCCGTTAGTGAATTTATTGTTGTTGTTGTGACTAGACCAACATTTATTGTTGTAGAATTCAACATGTTAATATTTATACTATACTGCACATTGTAACTAGCTACTGGATTGCTTGGTGTCGCATATGCGGGCAACCATGAAATTGTTACCGATGTTGTTGACATGAAATTAGAATATTATGATAAAAATTGTATTATAAATATAAATAAATATATTTTAATACTAATTTAATACTAATTTATTTATTTATATTAAATATATTAATTCATGTAAATGCACTTTTATTTACATGAATTAATTGCATGAATAAAAAAATGTTTTCATTAGATGAAGTGGGTTACGACGACGGCGACTTATACAATATATTTATACGGCCCATCTCCTTTAACATTAGTTGTGCTTTTATCACATTCGACGCGAATATTACCGCGTTTGCCATGGACCAACCAGTTGAACCGGCCATTTTCCCCGTAAACCGTAAATGCATTGTTTTCGAGATCCACTTCGCTCGCGCTGAATACTTTCACTTTACCGTCGTAAATATGCGTAATTTGAACGGTTGCGTCGCCGCTGCCATTACATAATGCGCCAAAATAGTCAGGAAGGTATATTACAACAGATGTTCCGTTTACAATTTCGCCTTTGCCTCGATAATACACGCCGATTTCCGGTCCTTCTAAACAAGTGTGAACGAGATATTTATTGGCGGCGTCAAGAGGATGGTCGATAACGAATGATTTTGCGCCATAAGTAATTTCATAAGTACTCGTGTTATAATAAAGCATATTTGGACCGGTAACACCACCGTTTACTGGTGCTACATAGAATGAATTTGGAGAAGAACTATTTAATCCACCAGTTAATCCACTCAGTATAATGGTATTAGCGTGTTGACTTGTTTGACCGGCTTGAAAACCCAGCGCAACGGCGTATTGTCCTTGACCTATATTACCGGCACTATTACCGATAGCGATTGTATTTTGTCCTTGATTCGTTACACCCGCATCAAGACCGATTGCAACTGCATTATCGCCATTTGCACCAGCATTAGAACCGATTGCAACCGCATTAGCGCCAAGTGCAGAAGGACCATTACCGATTGCAACCGCATTAGCGCCTTGACCAGTGTTACTATTACCACCCGCAACATAACCGATAGCAACTGCAGCAACGCCTTGATTCGTTGCACCCGCACCAGTACCGATTGCAACTGCACCAAGGCCTTGATTAGAATTACCCGCAATAAAACCGATTGCAACTGCAACACCTTGTCCTGCAATAATTGCGAGATCATCACCACTATCATAACCTGGGTCACTTGTTGAAGTAAAATAACCAGTGCCTTGACCTGTTAATCCTGCACCAATTCCAATTGCAATACATCCTCCAGATTGTTGTGACATCCCCGCTTGACTTCCGATTGCGATAGAATTGCCGAAATTATAAAAAGGTCCAGTATATCCATTTGGTTGTCCAGGAGCTCCAGTGAATCCGTTAAACCCGGTA